CATCAGTAAAATCATTTTCTGATAAACCCTTACCTGGCTCTTTGTCTACCTTATTTGATATGGAGAGTACGAAATTTAAAAAGTCCCTTAAAGTCCCCTCAAATCCAGCCTCTACAAAATCATCATAGTAGCCTTGGAGAAGTCTCTCATCTATCTCTTCTCCACTTGAATAGTATTTGCTTACGTACATAAAATAGGGAATTTAATCTTTAAAACAAAAAATCTCACTGTTACCGCATCTAAAGTATATACCATCTTGGCTAGCAAAACCATTATGTACATCATCTGGATGTTCAGGATCTGGATCACCAGCATCAAGAATATCTCCCATAATAATACCATAATCTGGGAGTACGTCTATACGTATTTTAATGATCTGTCCTACTCCTATAACCTGGGTTATTACTCTATCAAAAAGTGTACCAAAATATTCATGGAATATAGAAGTAAATTTTTGCCCAGATAAACTTTGATGTATAGCTAGGTAATGACTACCGTTATCTCCTATTTCTAGGTGTAATCCAACATTAGATGAGTTAACCTTTATGAGATTACTGTCATACCAAACTTTACCACTTATGATTACAGGAGTAAATCTTAACTTGATACCTGTCATAATATGTTCGTTTTAAGTTTAAATAAAGGTTACTTCAGTATCCTTATCTCTCTTAAGAATCAACAAAAACACCAAAGCTTTATCTTTAGCTTGAGCTACTTGAGTATCTCCACATGGCATGTAAGTAATACCATTTATGATAAACCTATCTTGTACCCAGTCAAAATCCCAATAATCATCGGAATTCAAATAATGATTGTCTAAAAGGTATTTATGAGATACCATTATAGAAAGATTCTCATCATCTAATTGACCTGTAGTTGAAGCTTTGTTTATCGGCCAATTTCTAAAAGCATTGTAATAACATAAAGCCTCAATCTGTATATTGTAGTAATGTGGAGTATAGTCCTCTCCATGAGTAAGATACTGGTTTACATGTTTAGCCCATGTTATGGTTTGTCTACCAGCATCAATATCCAGAAAATTCTGAACTATGCGTTGGTATCTATCCCAAGATTTATTAGATACATACTTATTAGGTAACTTAGTCATAACGATTACCTCCTATGTTTATTTATCAATATTCTAGGGTTAGGTACATCTAAAGGACCAGGTCTTTTTAATCGAACGTTTCTTGGAGGTATGATTGGTCTATAGTTCTCACAGAATGGCAAGAATATATCCAATCGATTTGCTAAAGTACATAAGTTTTTACGTAATTCATCAATTATACCTCCAGGTTTTAAAGCATCGGTAAAAGCTTTGAATAAACTGCTTCCACTTTCTGTTAACTTATCATAATACTGTACTTCTGTTGGACCAGTAGTTATAGATTTAATCCTATCACCCCTTGCAGAATCTGCCTGATCTGAATCTGGGTTATCCGTAGAACTAGTTATTTCACCTATATACTCATTTGCCTGTATAAGGATGTTCATAACTCTTACATTTAGAAAATCCCAGGCAGCCAATTCCATGATTAATTGATTTTCTAGTCCCTCATAAGATAATTCATCATTGTAATCTTCAATGGGAGTATCATGATTTACTAGAGGACCTATATAAAGTTGCCATTTATTAATATACATGGCTTTATCCTCCATAGTAAGACCGTCTCCAATAACTGAAGGTATATAGTTATCAATTAATACATAGATACTATCTGTCAAATGAGTTTTTGATTTAGTGGTTACTATTACAGTCTTAGATACAGTACTATTAAATCCAGAAGAATCTGTAACTGTAAGTGTTACCTGATAAAATCCGGGTTTTTCATAAGTATGTGTGGGTAACTTTTTATTATAAGCATAACCATTATCATCACCAAAATCCCACTCAAAAATGGATTTGGGTGGGGTTTTGGTTATTACTCTAAAGGAAACGTCTAGACCTAGTGTATTGTATACAAAATCTAGATCCATCGTAAAATTTATTTATTATTCTCCTTCTTCATCTAACAGAACTTCAAGAATAGATTCTACAGTATCACTGTCAGTGTATGTTACTCCATTTTTCTGGGCTACCAGTTTTACCTGTTCAAGGGTATACCCCTTAGAAATCTTCTGGATGGTTAAACCACTCTCCAGTTGTTTCTTCATCTTCTTCAACAGCTTATCGGTATCTTCCTTAGAACCAACATCTACCTTGTTATCCACTAGTACAAGGTGACCAGAATTTATGGCCATCTGTATTCTACGAGTACGGAACTGAGTAGCTGTTAATTCAATGGTTTCTCCCCTACATACTGTTATACCAGTACATTGATCATGGAAACTGTAGGCTTTCTCTCCAGTAGTTACTTTGTAAAGCTTTGATTTAGTTGTCATATTATTAAGAATTTAGATTGTTTATATGTTTAATTAAAAGAGAGACTTAGGTGATTTGTTATCTTGGCTAAAATAAGAAGTATCGAACGTTTATCAAATGAAAAATTGGTTAATCACCTAAAGTCCCTCCTATAGAATTATTCCAGATTTACCAACAAGTATGGATCTATGTTCATAAAATCTGGGAATCCATTGTCTGAGAACTTCTTGTTAGAAGCCAACATAACAACGGCATCCTGATACATCTTACTGAATCCCGTTGTCAGAGTTGCATATACTGCTTCTGTCTGATTTGATACGATTCTCTCTGATTCAAGCATGAGCTGCTTAGCAGTAAGCTTGATCAATGCGGCCGACTTATCAATCATCATCAACTGATTATCTGGTGTTCCCGGGTGAATATAGAAATCAGCCGATTTAGGAACGGGAGATTTTACATTCAGTGTTGCCTGAGTAGTTCCATAGCTCTTCTCCTTGAACTCTGGAAGATCTAGCAATTCTATAGCCTGATCTTCACCACCGATCATAGTAGTAAAGTTACGGCCCATACGAGAAGCTCTTACCCATATATGAAGCAGGTCCTTGTAGGATATACCCTTATCAGTATCATATACTCCAATAACCGGAGCAGATTCTGAACCATCCGACTTGTTACCATTGATAGCAACATCCATTGCAAGGTTATCCATAGCATAACCAAGCTGGATACCGAAATCTCGAAGATATATTCCAAGTACATCAAGTGATACGTAACTCTTTACCTCATCAGTAAGTTTGAATCCCTTACCTACCTTGAAAAGTCTTACTGACTTCTGACCATAGCTGATATCTCCCAATGGAATGGTCTCAGCCTCATTTACTTTAGCCGGTGCAGCATCACTCATATTAATGAATGGCATGATAGCTTGCAAACCATTGATAGGCTGATCAGCTGTGATTATCTGTGGGTAGAATGGTGCCTGTCTCATACCAAGAGTGATGGCATCACGGATAATCTCCGGCACAACCCATCTTACACTCGGATCTGGCATAGAGTACAGATTCTGCATTGTAGTGATTCGAGTATTTATGCCGATCTTTTCGAATAGTTCATCCTTAGAAATTCCCCACTTACCTTTTACATACTCTTCAAAGGTAACTTCTACGGGCTTATGAGAACTATCTCCAGCACGTAAAGCATCCAAAGAATGTACGATTTCCGGAAGTTCTTTTCTAAAATCTTTAGCTTCCATCTTTGTTATATCTACCATAATTAAAAATTTTTTAAAGTTTAACGTACCAATACTTGTATAACTTCGTTAGCTTCGTCAGCAGGGTTCAAAGCCAAGAAATCTTCTTCTATGCCCTGATTAGCTTTTACGAATCTACCGTTCAATACATCTCCAGAAGGGATAACCGGACCACATTTAACAGTACCATTAGATACCCAGTTAACTATGGCATATCCTCTCATCATTACAGTTACTTCTACTGGATAATTTCTCTGTTCTCCATAAGCAGGAGTTTCACTACTTGTAAGAGCTATGCCCAAATAGTTCTTCTTACCATCCTTAAAAGGTTCTATCTGACCTTCATCTGTAAGACATACAGGCATACCCTGATATATCTTTTCTCCTGACTTTACTGTGAACGCTTGACAAAGTTTATGTGATTCACTCTTGTAAATCACAACTTTAGGAGTTCTCTGTCCTAAAAGTGTTAATGGACTTTCTTTCATAATATTATGTTTTTAATGAATATTTCACAATTTAGATCTTAGATCTATACAAAGTCTCGGCATTGAATTCTTCATGGTTCTGAGTTTCACCCTCTTTTCTAGAAGAAGCCCGGCTGATATCATGTGAACCGCATTTTGAACAAGTCAATGGGAATTTCTCCTCAAGTCTTGAAGTATAGTCTTTATTCAAAGCTACGAGAGTTTCTACACCAGTAGTTTCTGCACTAAGCATTTTAACGATAGACTGGTCTACTGTCTCCTCAGAAGGATATAACTTCTTATAGTTGGCAATAGTAGTATCTCTCAGTTCTGTAATGTAATTTTTACCAACTTCTGAGTACTTCTCAAGGGATTTAACCTGAGCTTCAAGATTTGTGATCTTTTCACTAAGTGTGGTTTTTTCAGTACGAAGATTGCTGTTGTCAGATTCCAGATTACTACATTTCTCTACCAATGAAGATATAGAGTTATAAGCTTCTTCAAGGTTTATCTTTCCATCTTCTGAATCATTTAGCTTGATTAAGCCTTTATTTCCGAAGATTCGGTCTAAAAACTGTTGTAATTCCTCTTTCATATCATTTTTATTTTGATTAATATTATTTTCTTTATTATATCCTTGAGTATCGTCGTTATATGGACAAGTTTTATAATCCTCATATGAGTAATGTTTTGGTTCATCCATGTACTCTTTATAAGAGTTATAAACTCGATTAGCATAAGTTGGGTTAACTATTTTACCGTTATCCCCAATTTTCTGTGCATAAGGATCAGCTCCATGTGATACTAATGAAGTTTCGGCATACCGTATTACTTCAGTAACTACCCTACATATCAGATTACCCTTAGAGTCATATGTTCCAAGTTTTTCCCAAAATTCGTTGTTATCCAACTCAGGATGGGATTTATCCCATCTAAATTGAACCGTTACTGAATTAGAGTGTATAGATGGTGGTTCCATCAATATACCTCTAGCAATACGTGGATTAGATTTACCATCTATCTTAAGTACTCCATTTATTCCAGCAGGTATCTTGAATTTACCATCAGTATAACCTTCTTGCCACATAACTTGTGAAACTGATCCTATAGCATTACCTATGCTAGTTTCATGATCACAATTTACTGTTTGACCAAGCATCAGTTTCATAGAAGCCTTAAGAACGCCATTCTTACTAAAATCTGTAGGCATCCAATTTTTAGATACTATAGTCTCAGATATTAGCCTAAATACTGGCTCTATGAACTCATCGTCTTTAGGTTTAAGATCATCTAAGGATAAATCAGGATAATAGGTATTATAATCTATATCACTGAAAAATCCAAACTGAGCTACACTTTCTGGGCTTACTTTAGACCACTTATAAAAGTTTTCGTTAAAGGTCAACGGATCTATACTCTTTGGTATATGATTCGCCATTATAGTATGACCTTGGTCTATGATCATACTATCCTCAAAACTTTGGTTTTTCTTGTAGTAATTCATAATGATAGTTTTTATAATGATTAATATGCTTTATCTTGCTTTTGGATCTTGGTCTTTCCTCTTTGGTACCGGATTGTTCTTATCTCTAGATCTACGGTTAGACTGATTCTTATCATCTTGACGCTGTTTCTTTTTAGTAGCTTCCTGTGGATCGGAATTATTACTATCTTCAAGAGGTACTCTAGGTTCATCCTGATCTGGAGAATCATACCCCATTTCCCAAGCATACTGCCACTGTGATATAATTCCTGCAGAGTATAGTAAGTTAAGATTTTGTATCTTATACTGTCTTCCCTGCTGAACTTTAACTTCATCAGAGATAGTAGAAGTTCCCCAAGTAATAGTGATACCCTTATTATTAAATCCAGCTAATCTAAGTTCCAAAGTATATATAAACTTAAGTACATAACCAACAATTGTTTGTATATTACTTAGCTGAGATATAAGTTTACTTAAAGCTATACCACTACCACCTTCAGTATTAGAGTTATTAAGACCTATTATAGAACTATTAACTCCCAATCCATTAGCAACAGATTGTTGATTCATGTTCCAAGGAGTTTGTAGATTACCGAGTTCTTTAGTAGTGGCATTAAGTTTAAATTCCGATTCATCCATAAATCCGGTAACCACACCATCTTTAAGAGATTCTTTTAGGTTTACCTTTAATCTCTTAAGCATACGTTCAAGTCTTAATTCATATGCTTTAAGAGATTCACCACCAGATTGACTTGGCTTCTCTACTTTAGCTTCTAAAAATCCAACCATACCCATTAAATCCATGATATGCTTGAAGTTGATTCTCATGTCTTGCTGGCTTTTTAATGAATCTAATGAAGCCATGAATGGAGGTATTCCGTATGGTTCATCAGTATCATTATACATACTAGCATATACATAAGTTTCGGTATTCAGCTTTATAAAATCCTCTCCGGATTTTCTTAGAAAGTTTACGTTCCTTTGGTATGGTACATATACTCCATCATTCTGTTGGTGGAAATAGATATTCTCAGGTTTAAGGAATAGTATAGTTGAAATACCATCAAGTTTAATATTTGGTACTGCTTCAACTGATACAGCTCCTCCGACCATTAACTGTACGATCATCTTATTTACCAATCCATCTATACCAGCCGTATATTGTGACCATTTAGATGACACCTTTATTAGGTGATCTCTCATGGCATTAGCCTCTTTATCAGTATTGTTTGGAAATAAGATGTTATGGTGAGTATTAGTTAATTTGAATGTATCCTGTAGAGCTATACTCATATCAGGATTCACCTTATATAGATCTCTTATTAAGGGTATCACTTCTCTACGAAAAGATGGATTTACCATCTTAGTCATGCCCTTAAGTATAGAGTATACACTAGTATTAGAACTATCTTCAGGTACTGATACTCGCCCAGGAGATATGGCAACTATATCTTTTATAGCCTTTTTAGGACTGCCACTACCTTTACTCTTGGTTTTAAATATGTTAAAAAAATTTCTCATTTTGGTAATATGATTACATTAGACTTACCTTTCCTTATATGATTAGTTATAGCCTTACCCATGATATCATCATCTGCATATACCTCTCCTTCAAGATCTACATCACCTTGAGAATTAGCTCTATGCTTACCCATAGCAACTGGCCTATTTAAACTATCATATATAAAAGTATAGGCTTCCTGTACAAAGAACGGGTCCTTTACTATTATATTGTTCTCTCTTATGTCTGTTTCTAGTCCATCAATTATAACAGGTCTATTCTTATTAGTAGTTAACCAACCAGGACACTTGTCCATCTCTGGTTTACTCTTACCTTTTTTCTTAACAAGCTTTTGATAGTAGTATAAATTTGGATAACCCTCTGCTTGTAAAAAAGCAGTAACTGCCATACCGACATCATTGGATTCTGGAGCTAAGGTAGCATAGTTGTAATAAGTTCCAGTATCACCCAATAACTTACTATACTTATCAACTGATATCTTGCCTTTAAATACTGATTGTTCTTCACCATCTTTATCCATACAAGTAAAGGATGAATAGTCAGAAGCTCTACCAGTTGAAACGTCAGCTCCAATGAAATACTTCTTGTCTTTCTCTGGTTCGTTGAATCTTCTATACTGACCATTCATAGCAGTATATATAGCAGGGTAATCAGATAAGCAATCTTCTATAGCTTTTATATCAGTCAAATCAAATACTGTATTACCAGAACCAAGAAAGTCACCATCAATCTCCTGGGCAGTTCTTCTAGGTCCAAGAGCTTTTGCCATCTCGGTATACCAAGCATCATCTCTTTCTGGGTGCATCCTCCAATATAACCTTATAGGTACAAATGGATTAGATCCAGCTAAAGCTTCAACCCAACTTGAATGATAAAATCCACCGATACCAAAAGGAGTACTGTTAACTATAGCGGATCCTCCAGTTGATAGTGTTGGGAATGCTGCAGCCCATATTTGAGCAGACCATCTAACGATGGCAGCTTCATCTATTATTAGCAGTGACAAAGATTCTGAACGTCCAGCTTCTGATGAAGTAGGTATAGATTCAATAAAGGATCCATTATCAAATTCTATCATTGAAGCACTACCATATTCTCCAGTTCTACCATTTATGATTGGTACTTGTAGATACCATGGCAGATTCTTATACATATACTTAATTTTCCTAAGTACCTTTTTAGCAGTAGTATCCTTAATGGAGATAATATTTATCTTCTTATTTGGGTGATACATAGCTAACCACAGACAGTACATAGAAATAAGCTCAGTAATACCTGCTTGCCTAAATTTAAGTATTATGTTAAACCTATTACATAAGAATTGGTATAATACGGATTTTTGATAAGGATATAGATTGAAATGAACTTTACCTTTTACTGGATGTATAACGTATATAAAGGTACTAAAGAAGAATGGATCTTTAGTAACTTGATATAAGTTATGTAATTCAGTACTTGTTAGGTTCTTAGAACTAAAATCTTCAATCTTTTTTGCCATATTATTTAAACTTATATGTAACGGAAACCTCTATGTCTTTCCCAATGTTTTTTTGTAAACTTGGGTAATAGAATAGATTTATTCCTAGGTTATAATTAAATCTCTTAGTCTCGAGAGATATACCTGAGGTTAAGTCTAAAAATCGATTAAACATACGATATTTACCATTGATGTAAGGTGTTAACTTAATATTAGATTTAACCTCTTTAAAGGTTAATTTACCATCAACCCAATTATAATCATACTTATCTAAATCAATATAGTAATCTTCGATCTTATAACTACTATCTAGAGTATTTTTAAAAGTGAGAGATAATTTATTTCTAGATAACAGGAATTGATACATAGAATCACGGAGAGACCCTCTGGAGTAACCGTTTGCAGGAGGGTTGATCATGAGTAAAGTCTGATAAGCAGTATCATCCGTTGCAAGAGTATCATCGACATAACGGCCATTTTCCAGAGGGTCTTTGTCCTTAAAGAGAGTTACCCCAGTAGGAATTTTTAAAGTTGAGTAGGGGTCGACTTTCTTGAATTCATCCAGATTTTTATAAACCGTATCCGGTACGGAAGTTTCATGTTTGATGTCCGTACCGGACTTAAGCTTGTTATCAAGATAAATTGACCGAAAGCAAAAATATATAGTCATTAGTGATAAAATTATGATGATTATATTCTTGATATTGTTTTTATCCATAATCTGATTTTTTAAGGTTCTATCAGTTAGTGAATTATGATGTTATTATTGGGCTTTACTCGTAAAGCCCAATATTGATTGAGCGTAGCGAAATCAATTCATTATGTTTTATTCTTTTCTTTCTTTCTATTACTCCTCGTATATATACATACATATAAAAATTTATATATATATACGAAGTATAGTATATATATAAATTTTTCAAGGTACCCCGACGCTTATAATATATAATCATATATTATATCGTGAAACTTTACTAAGGCTTTAATAAGCATCTCTTAAACCATAACCCTATCTCATATACCGAACCTTTGGCTAAGGTATACCTTGCCTTATTTAACCAATAATCATACCTTGATTCGTCCATGTAGATTTTATACCTTTTAGGAAATCCCATTATGTGTTTTATATCCTGTATACCCAAAGGATAACCATCTGGTCTAAATTGTCTATCTGCAGGTCTAACAGTAAGAGGACATCTATCTGGATCTAATCTATATACTCCAGGTAAAGTTGACATCTTCTTAGTCTTTATTGGCCATTTTCTTTCATCTTTAAAATCGGTATCCCATAATTTTTTTATCTGGGCTACTGTAAGATTTTTCTTTTCTGGTAATTTCCTATAATCATACATCGCTAGGGTTTTATCTAAACCCGGCATATAATTATGTTTATTTCCTTTAAAATAGGCAGGTTCCAGTAAATTTCTAGAAACTTTTATTGTGTTTATGCTAAATATATTGTTAAACTTATTTATTAAGTTCTTACAACTATCCTTTATACCTATTATGATTAGCCTATTCCTTGACTTCTGAGAATTACCAAACTCCGATACAGAATGGCAATGATAAACTAAATGATAACCCTTAAAGGTTTCTTCCCATGTTTCTTTGGGTATTAAGTCCAATAACCTGGGTAAATTTTCTATAAGGAATATCTCTGGCTTATAATGAAGTATACACTCTATCACTAGATTTATGGACTTATTCTTTTCGGGTTTACCCAAGGTTTTAACCTTAGATAATCTCATTACTGAACTAGCTCCACAATCTGGTGAAGATAAGATTATGTTCGGATGTTCAAAATCTAAGTATTTTTCTCTTAGAAATGGTACTTGGTTAAAGTTAAGTTTCCACTGTTCTTCTAGAGGAGTATGAAATACTCCTCTAGATTCTATGTTTCCTATTAGATGTTTTCTAAAAGGGAATAGTAAAGCTCCTTGACCAGCACATACACCAAGTACCTTTAAAGATTTAAAGGTAATCTTTCCAGGCATATTTCTCTCGATAAATCAAATAATTAGGGTAATCATCATTGTTGTAAGCTTCAAGTTCAAAGCATATATTTCTATAAGCCTTGTGAAAATTCCAATACACTAACAATAGGTAAAGCAAGTGAAGTACATACAAAAGAGCAAAACCTATATACCATGTTTCTCTCCATTGTATAGAATGTATGTTCTCATGATTAAGCTCTTTCTCAGTAAGAGTTTCTCCTTTTCTTACAAACAGCCATATACCAAATAGGTTTAAAGCTTTAAACCCTTTAAAGGGTATAATTGAACTATACTTTATCTTCATAATTACTCAATAGTTATGGTTATTTTATCGTAATTTACTAACTCATCGTGATACAATTTCTTTAGAGTATCCTTAGAATTGATTACCTGACCTACTACTTTGTTTTCTCCAACCAATATACATCCCTCGGTATCCTTGGGAGTATTACCTGAATGTATAAGTATGCCATCAAATCCCGGGACATTTAGTAATCTTGGCACTCTACCTCCATTCATATTGGTTTTGTACCAAGATACCTTAGAATACTTAGGGGATACAACCGATAAAGTTACATCGTAAGTACCTTTTGGGATAGCTGTTTCTCCTTTTTTCTTAGTACTCTTGATATCATTTAGAGGCATTTCACTGTTTAAACCACGATCTTTATCCTCCAAAGTATCACAAAAATACTTACCATTAAGATACAGGTGACCTATAGTATACTTGTCTTTACGGGCCACCCTCTTTAATACCATTTTTAACTCTTTCATACCTATAAATTTTATATTATAACATAATACGAACATATAGTCTTGCCTTGAACTTAGCTCCAATCCTCAGCTATTTTTATAAAAATGTCTGTATTTATTTGCATATATAAAATATTTATATTAATTTTGCACTATAAATAATTTAAATCAAAAATTTATGAAAAAAGAATTTATTTTAAAGGTTGGTTCAGAGGTATTATATTATGATACCGGGTTTAATATTACGAAACACAAGGTTACAGATATAACCAATGGAGTTGCAAAGCTTGATAATCAAGTAAGATGCCATATTAAGCTAAATAAATCCGAAATTTATCCCAGATTGGATCATAAATCAGGAGTTGTTTTGCCTATAACCGAAGAAAATCAGTTGCAATATGATTTAAACCGAGATTTACAGGATAAAATCAATAGAATTGGCCAACTTCCGGATAAATTAAGGACTGTAAAGCATAGATTATTAGAAAATCCAGATGATGAAACAGTTCAAATGGCCAGTAAATTGATAAAACTTTTAGATAAAACCTTAAAAATAACCGAAAATTTATAATAAAGATGAGTTTAACTTGGGATATTATAGGATGTATTTATGTAATTTGCTTAATACCAGCAATTTTACTGACAGTAGTATTGAAAAATAGATTGAATATGAGTACTTTGCTTATATTTGGTACTGTTTGGTTAGTATTACCTCTATTCCCTATATGGTGTTTAGTCAAAAAATTTCAAAACAATGATTAAGATATGGATATATTTGGTCACTTTAATACTGATGGAGAATTAAAAGGGTTCTCAGCTAACATTGCACCTATATTAGGTGCATTGTTAGTAGTTGTTTTAACCTTAGTTGGCTTGTTTGTTGTAGTGGTATTTCCATTTGTAGGATGGTTATCTCCCTGGGTTTTTAAGAAAACTTACTTAAAAGTAATGTTTACTATAGCTTGGTTAATGAGTTTAGTATCATTTTTCACTTATTTTTAATATGGAAGATCAAGAGTTAGAAGAAGTAGGATATTTGCCTGATTGGGCAGTTATAGAGTAATAGGAGGATTTTGTTATGCAAGTATTTATACCTTATGCACAACCAATAGATGTTGCACAAACTCTATGGAATGATCAAAAACGTTATAATAAACAGATAATAGAATGTATTCAGATACTAAGAGCTATGGATGGACATACAGCTTGGTCTAATCATCCTGTAGTTAAGATGTATAAAAATAACCGTGACTGGTTAGTATGTTATGCTAAATGCCTTAGTAGTTATCGTCTATTTAAGGAAACTGGAGATAGGAAGTATATAGGTGAAGCCAATGCTTGGAATATTAATGCTGATAGCTGTAGACCTGACTTTATAAATAAGGATGAGATAATTATTCAACATAGAAAGAGACTTTATACAAAAGCTCCAGAATTATATCCTCAGTTTAGTAAGTATGGTACTAGTGATATAAATTATTACTTCGTAGATGGTAAAATCTTAAAATACAGAAATGGTAAACTCATAGAAGAGTGAATCACTAACGAACATAGTAGATAGTGTTCATATATAAATTAACTTTAAATTATAAAAATTATGGATAAAGATCAGATCACATTAAACCAATTCAGAGCCTTTAAAAGATTAAGGAATAGAGGCATTATAAACATGAACGATATAGTTACTGGAGCTAGATTATGTAAAATTACAGAAGAAGCCTATGAAACTATCATGTGGAACTACAGATATTTAGAGGAGAAATTTAACCCAAAAGAATTTTAAAAGTAGTGATATGGTAAAGAAGATAGTTAAAGAGGGTATTGTTCCAAGATATATGGGAAAATGCCCCTTATGTGGTACTGAGTTTACTTTCGAGCATACAGACATAGAAAGTAAAACTGAAATGCAGATAGCTGAGAATCGTAACATAAACATGATAACTTCATGTGATCCTTTTGTAAAAGTAAATTTCGTTACTTGTCCTAAATGCTATACTCACATAGACATGGGTAGTCCCGGGATAAATAGATTGTATGATATACCTTCACGATCACGATCAGGTAAAAATCCTAAGAAGTAAATTTAAAAGAATATGGTAACAGACATCCCATTACATACGGCGGTCAATTTATATCAAGTTGTGATAGAATCCAATGAAGTAATATCGGAGATTATCCGTATCAGTGGTTGGTCACCTATCAGTGGCGGTTATTATTGGTTAGGGAATGGAGATGTTGGATATATGGTATGGGATAAGAAACTAAATTCATGGCGATGGGACGTAAGTTTCAATGTAATGGACAGTTTTGTAACTCATGTAGTTCCATATGATTACCTTAACCCTTTTTATGGTAAATGGCGTGAAAGGAGTTATTATCATCAATATTTCGATACTAATTTCTTTAAGGGGGATTATACATGGTATGATTTTAAGAAAGAAAACTTCATAAAAACAAGTTAACAGTATGATAAAATTCAATATTGTAGTATGGTTAGTAATCCTGGTATTTTTACTGGGATTACTGGTTTATATAAGTTCAACTATAGGGGCTTATTTGCATATGACTTATCTAAGAGCAAAGTTATATATTGCTCGCAATAATTATTTATGTTTAAGATTACTTTTCACTAGAGATTACCTAATTTATTTAAAAGTGTTACATAATATGCACATTCTTAAATTTATAGGTAAATCTTCAGTTAATGTATCATTTAATAATGATAAAGTTTCATGTATATTTAAAGTATATGCCGATGAAAAGTATACACTACTAATCAATACTAGAATAGATGGTGAAGCCTTGTTATTGAATAAGCCAGCAAAAGTAGATAAAGGTGGTGTAATAATCGTAGAGGATTCTGTTAAGTGTACCATAAACAAGGTATCATTTCCGAGAGAAGCCAAGAAGTTATACGATAAATATATAACAGCTTAGATATGGTAAGAAACTTTATATGGCCATTGATAGAATTCATAGGATCTTATATATTTATAATGAGCCTAATAGTTCCAGTTAACCCATACAGTGATGAAACCCATGATTATGTGTTCAACGTTACTTATGTAAATGGAGACTGTAAGGATATCCTAGTTAATTTACCAGAGGATTTTAAGTATGGTATATCAAATAACAAGGGTAGTTATTATCTGGAATTTACTTCAGAAGGAAAAACCATTTGGGGTTATAAATCCATATTCGAATATGAGGGATATGGTGATATATCGGGAGTTTTATATGTAAATACCATAACTAAGAAATAAGTAGAGATAATAGTGATAATTATTAAAGATTAGAAAGTTATGAAGTGGAAGAGATATAATAGGTACTCATTACCTCCAGAGGGTGTAGAGGTATTGGCTTATAATAGTAAATGGGTAAGTGATCCAAATTCTAAGGAGGTAATATTAGGGAAAAACCCAAAAGGTATAAGAATAGGAAGGCTATCTAATGGAATATTTTATTCGGCTTCTTATTTCGAAAGTTATGGATACCATGAATATGAGGCTTTGGAAGAAACTCCAGAGTACTGGTTGGAATTACCCGAATACCCAGAATCGGAGAACCATAAAATTAGGATGTGGATTGCCCGGGATGAAGGTATATATGAAGAACCTGATGATAGAAAACCTCAAAGGGGTAAGCTTCATTTATTTTATGACACCCCAATAATAGAGAGGGATCATGATACCAATACTATGAAGTGGGGATATGCAAGGTGTATTGGAGAGATACCATCTTATATGTACCCATTTATTGAGGAGTGTACCCGTCATGAAATTATTGGTGAAGTAGAAAAGAGAGAGGATTATATATTCGAAGAAGAACCTTAAAAGTTAATTATATGTTAGGAAGTCATAATTCATTCAGTTACCTCAAGCCAGTTAAATGGTGGATGAGATTAATTAATTTTGCAGGGAAATGTCAATCCCTGGATGTTTACGATCAGATACTGCTTCAAGATGTAAAATTCTTCGATGTAAGGCTTAAATGGGATAATAAGTCCCAAGAATTTTATTTAGCTCATGGGATTATAAGGTATTCCTGGGATATATCACCTTTAATGAGTTTTTTGGATTGGTTATATACCGATGAGTTGGATGATTTAATAAATATAGGTGGTAAGAAATTTAAGTGTAGCTATTCTCCCATATTTAGGTTTGTTCTAGAGTATAATAATCCAATAGAGGATAGAACTATCATTGATAAGTTTAAATCATTACTTGATACTTTAATATTTAGGTATGATGGTATTAATATCCTGGGAGGATATACCAAATGGGATGAGCAATGTATTTATACTGGGATAGGTGATAAAGATGTTACCTTAAATCATGGGTATTCTTCTGTATTGGGATGGAAGAGGTATTTCCTTATACCCTGGGTTTATGCTTGGTATTATAATAGGGCTCATGATACCTATATAAAGAATTTGGTTAATAAGAATAAGGAAGTTATACTTTTGGATTTTGTGGATTTACTAGATACAGACTATAATTAATTGTTAGTTTTGTGTTTTTATTATTTTTTAGTTTTTGTGTAGTTTTCGATTATGGGGTATTGGGATTTCTCGGTACCCCTTTATTGTGTGTGTTGTGTTTTTGTGTGGTATATTTTTCGAGGAACCCCTTTAATACGTACGGGAAATGGCCAGGTAGTTTCAGGGGAGCACGGTTGCAGTGATATTAAAAAAGTAAAAATAAAAGTAGGGTACAAACATTTTTATTTGTACCCTAACATTTTATCTTTTTGCAGCTATTATTTATAATTTTACAATATAATTTGTTGTACTATTTTTTTCGTTACATATTAGTTTTGGTCTGATACTAAAACTATAAATGAATAACTCTTGTATGTTTACAATATCATTTTTGTTGTTTAAAATAGATGTTTCAAAACTTTTAATGAATTTTTTTGTACTATAATAGTATAATTTAATTGTAATCTTTTTAAAAGCAGGTCTTTTAAAACCTGCTTTTTTTGATTTACCAACAAATTCTAAACTATAATGTTTCATAATTTATTTAGTTTTGTTTGTAGTACGTTTTGGTTTTGCTTGCTCCTGATTATTTGATTTTTGCAAATAATCTTTGCAAATCTGCAAACAATTTGCATATGTTTCACGTTTTTCGTTTCTTGTATTTTCGCTGCAAACGCTTGCGAGTGAATAATCGTTTATTGCATAAACTTGCTGATAGAAATCTATAAACTGATTTATAGATTTTTCAGTTTTTGACAAAACAACGTCGTTTGCAAATGCAAATGCAATTTTTCTGATTTTGCGTCTTGCTTTTTTCAAGTCATTTTCATTTAAACCTGTAAATAACTCTTTTTTGTAGATTTCACGATTTGAATTTACGTTTACGTTTACATTCAGTTTTGAAAAAATTTCATTTAAAGTTGCCATAATCTTAAAGTTTTAATTGGTTATACATTTTGTTTAAATTTCACGTTGCAAAGATAGTGAGTTTTTTCTAAACTTGCAAGCATTTTTCAAGAAAAATTTTAATTATTATATGATTTTTGATTTAAATCAAAAAATCGTGCCGGATTTTAAATTTTAACAAAAATAATTTTGATATTTGAAAATTTATTTTATTTGCGTGTACATTATATAAATAAATTAATAGTCCTTAAATGTTCATGCAATGTTTTTAAATGTTCGTAACCTAAAATCAATCTATTTTTTAAATTTAACCCAAAATTCTAAAAATTTTTTAAATTTAAGATTTTTGTGAAAATTTTTTAAAAATAAAAATCATGCCGGATTTTTTAATATTATTGTTTGTGTATTTAAAATTTTCATATATAATTTAAAATTTGTGGCTATGAGGATCACTGAGCCCATAATAACTATAGGGGCCTTGTCTCCATAGGGGCTTTATCTCTATAGGGATTATATAAGCCTATGTGTATATATGATATAAGGCCTTATATCTAATCTTAATATACCCGATAAGAGATATAGGGGCTTTAATACTTTATCTCTATATGGTTATTAAGGTTTAAGGTATGTAACAAAGTTAGCGAATGTAACAAAGTTAGGCTCACAAAAAAAGATCCCGAGTATCACTACTGAGGATCTTCGACAATTATGATCTTAGAATAATGTGAAAAATTTAACGAAAATAAGAAGAGCTTAAGATATATCACATAGGTTAAGCTCTAAAATGTATAACAATTTTATAAACTCTGTAATCGCAACTAATATGTTTGTATATAATCGGTGTTCATATTAATATAGTTTATCCTAGAGAAAAGTAAGGGAAAGCCTAGTAGACTTTCCCACGTGGTACGTTAATTGATTCTCTATCGAATAGTTCTGTAAGCGTTATTTTGATTATAGAATCGGGTTTAAAGTTGAGAGCAATTTCCTTGGTTATTAATGGGTACTGTTCTACGGTTTCCTCTAGGAATACTTCCCAGATTTCCTTTATCTTATCTCTGTGTTGAGCTTGGATTCTCTTATTGCCTTTGACAGGTTCTGGGTATTCTAAAGAGACCGTCAATTCTAAGAACTTATAGTTATACCAGTTCTTTTCTTGAATATCCTCTATGATAATGGAATTGATCTCTTTACTGTATTGGTAAGGATGAGATTCATTACCAAAGGTTTCGGATATCTTCTTCTCTATTAGTTTTAAGAGATATCGGGTCTCTATGGTTAGAGAATCAAGTTCATCCCTTTCCTTGATGATATTTGTGAATTTGAACATAGCAGTATGGGTTTAGAAGTTATTTTTATCGAATGTATCTGTGAATACTATGAGAGTATAGAATTGTTTATTCGAATCGGTAAGATGGGTTATCTCATCTATGTGATTATTCTCGGATTCCATCTCATCCTCTTCGAAAAGCTTTTCGATAGAATCGATTAGGGATTTGCCATGATCCTTATCCTTAGTGGGATAACTTAGAGTGAAGGTTACCATAAGTTTATCATCGGTTTCCTTAACCTTGGTAATGGTTAGCTTATCGCAATATGAAGTAATGGGATGATCTGCATAAGTACAGTCATCTGTGATATTCATATCGATCTCCTTAAGCATCATCCTCGCCTTCATTGATAGGTCTAGGTTTAAATCATGTGGATCATATCTATTGATATATTTCTCTGTAGGTATAGGCCAATACTTCGTAGAGATTACTATGTTATATACTGCATGAACGTAATGTGCCATCTTTTCGCAATATATCTTAGTGCAGGCTACGTTGGTATGTGGAAGTTTTGGGCAAACATCCATAGCATTTAGTATATGGGATGTTTGTTGGGCTAGCTTAACCCTAATGGGATAGGATAAATCCGGGCTATCCAGCTTATCGTAAATCATAATGGATATAGTAAATGTATGGGTATCCACTGGGATTTTGGTATCTGATAGTAAAACTGGATATAGCTCTGGATTCAATGTTACCATTGAAGGTTCTGTATCGAAGGCATCGTAGGAATATTTGGTTAGTTCGATATCCAATACCTCGTCCTCTACTTTTAGAGATAGCATCTTCTTTCTGAAGTCCTTGATGTAATCTAAGGGTGTTTCGTATAGGTTATCGATTACCTTATCGATCGAATTAAGGAAGTTTCTAGTGTCCATATCTGTTGTTAATTAAAGATTGATAATACGATTAATACTAAGTATACTATGATAAACGTAAGGATTACGAAGAGTACATCCTTTAAGAGTGATTCCTTCTTCATTTGAGATTTGTTGTTAAGGTTATTGTTATTTGTGTGTTATGTATATTCCCGGTCCTGTGTAATCTGATAAGATTATTATCCTTATCGCAGAATACGATGTGATATTTATCGAATTCCCGGGATTGATAGGTAGTGGTTTCGAGGAAGTTAACTAGGATATCGCATACTAGGTTCCAAATGAGATTATTATTGAATCTAGCCTGGGATGTAGCTTCTTCGTTTCCCTTAAGATTTCGATTTGATAGGGATATTGATAATACTTCGGTATGGAATGGAAGTATAACCATTGGGATTAAATCCAAGTAATTCTCTTGATGTTTGAAAGAGTATGAGTTATCTTTTTTGATTTCGATACATGCCTCTTCTACCTTTGAAAGGATTGCATTAAGATCGAGATCCTTGAAGGTGATCGGTTTGATGGTTGATTTTTTCATTTTTACTACATTTTAATTGTTATACATATTATTTAATTTTCATGCTGCAAAATTAATGCAAATAATTTATATATGCAAATATTTTTGCAACAAATTTATAATTTCAGCTCGTTTGAAGATAGTTTAAGATAGTAGATGAGTAAGATTTGCTCTTTTAGCATATCCCGGGATAATTCTAGAGGAGTATTTTTAATTTTAGATAAGATTAGTAAGTTAATAAGTGGGATATTTTTCTAGATATGAGTAGTAAGGGGCCTTGTGTCTTTATCTCTACGAGGATTTAATATTAAATATACCCTATAAAATATGCCCGGGCTTTAAAGTTTTGGGGTATAATATTGGCCTTAAATCCTTATGCTGAATGGGCCTAAAATAATAAAGATAGGGGCCTTAATTCCTTAATAACTTAACCGATTGGGGCTTTAGTTCCTTTTGGTTGGGGTACCCCAAATCCTTAAATCCCAGCAGCTTTATATATAATATATACTATAGTAAAGTTGGGGATTGAGGATGAGGATTTGGTTCTGAGATAGCGAATTTAGGATCTGGGATTTGGTATCACAAAAAAAAAGTCCAGCTATACGTGTACATATTGTAGTATAGCTGGAAAGCTCTTGTGTTTAGTACCCACCTTATCCTTATCCCCAAGTTGGGATTTAGGATTTTTTTTCGCTCCACCCCCTGAAGGTACCTATAGTATGTTTATATATTAGCATTATATTATTTAAATATTAGGATAGTATCAGATTTTATTCGAATGTATCGATCTTTTATACTATCCGAGTTTAGGTATATGTATGTATCTATTACTTTTACTGTATCAGATATTTTTGATTTATCTTGATACCTTATATTCTTTTTTGGTTTTTCTTTGTTTGGGGTGGGTGCTTTATTGGGTAGGAATGGTAGGATTATTAAATATATCGATAGGATTAGATCGATTAATAGTAATTTTCCCAGGGGTTCCTTTAATAGCCTTTTCATTCTGATAACTGATTTAATAGGTTTTTGTTTTGTTTGGAGAGGTACTTTTGGATTGCTTCCTTAGTCTTCTCGGATGTACCCGGGTAGAGATATAGGATAGATATTTCTCTTTCTGATAGTGTAGAGAGGTATTCTATCTTCTCCTCTTCAGTTGGGATGTTCTCTATTATTTCTCTTTGTGTCATAGTAGTAATACTGAGCTGATGAAGAATTCTACGTAGTCGTTATCGATACCTAAGTTATGGCAAGCCTCTTCGAAATCATCATATCCTAGATCTCCAATATCCTTTAGGTCATTTAGGTTATCTATTTCGTTGTTGATGTAGTCGGATGCTTGTTTGGGAGAGCAATGGCATGAATCACATACCAGGTTTATTATCTTGTCTCTATCGTCAGAAGTCATTTTCCTTAGTTCCATGGTTATTCCTTTTTAGTGTTACTGTAAATATGTTTCTATTTCGTGTGCTATTAATTATTACGTGTACTCTGCTAGAGTTTGTTATGTACTTTAAGAAATAACTCATTACATATCTTATAAGATATAATCTAGAATGAGTTCTCATACTAGGTAACTTTACGAGGTAGTTAAAGGATTTGTTGTATACCTTAACTACCTCGATATCGTATTTTATGATCATTACTGTAGGAAAATCTTCTTGAATCTGTAATTGATCAGTTGAGCAACTGCAATATATTCCATGTAGGTATCACTAGTGATAGGGTTAGGTTCTTGATTTACCCATTGTAAATATTCACTAAATGTACCTTCGAATTCTATGGCATGTAAGGGAAATAGCTTTTGAACTGATACCTTTACAAAATCCTCGTTTTTAAGAGTTTTTGCGAAATCCTCAGGATTTACATCTGTTGGGTTAGGTATAGCCTTATGATAAGCCAATATATCGTATTTGTCAGCGACATTATGAACCAGGATAAAATCCTTGAAACTGTTTATCCGGGCATGGTCATTTAAGGCTAATCCTGTAATCCTTATATTCTTATCTTCATATGAAGTACTTATAATGACTGATTTACCCTCTATACGAGAATCACCACATACTACAACATCAGTACCTATAACTGAATCATCATATATTTCTGAATGATCCATTATTAAGGCATTATCCTTTATAACGGCATCAAATACTTCGGCATAGTCTCTTATATGAGCTTTTCCACTTACCTTAGCATGTCCATGTACATTAGCCGAATCCCTTACAACGGCCAAATCAAATACCTGAGCATTACCTCCAACAACCGCGGAATTCATTATTCTAGAAAAACCTGATACTTGAGCATTGTCCATTACCATAGCATCATCTATAATTCTAGCAGAACTAAATACTATGGCTTCGTCAAATACCTTGCCACGGTTCGCTATCCAGGCATTGTCTTTTACAGTAGCATCATCATTTACAATAGCATCTCCCACTACCCGGGCATTGCCCATTACCTTAGCATTACCTCCTACCCAACATTCATTGACTTGAGATAGGTTATCATAGTTTTCTATGTATCCTCCCATATCTCCGGCTTTAACTCTTGTACTGACATCCCTTAAAGCTTGGATTCTGTATAGGGTTTTACCCTCGTATTCAATTTTATGTTCGTCGTCCCTAATAATTTGATATTTTCGAGTTTCCATGTTTGTATGTATTTAAAGGTTATTGTAAAGTTCGCTATCCAGGTATTTTGTAGTACCGTCTGTGATGAATGGTTCGTTCTTCTTTATTGATTCATACATAGATAAGTACATCATGCAGTTTTCGTCCTCTTCATCGTAATGTTCAAAGTAAGTTTTGAATAGGCTTTGCATTTCTTTGAGCACCTGTTTGAAATACCCATCGTAAGCAACGGTTAAATCCCGGAGAAGACTTAAGAAATATAAAGCCTGGCAGGCACATTCCATATTATCTGGTATGTAGTCAAACCAATAGTCATCACCGTATTCTTCTGAAAAATCTATGTTTTGTAGGTTTTTCATAGTGTCCTTGTATAAGGAGATAGCATCCTTATAGATGATAGCCGTAGAATAATCTGGATCATCATTAAGGTTTATTACTTGTGAAGCATTTGTTGATACCCAATCATCTGTTCTTGAGAAGATTGAGATGTTCAGTGTGGTGTTTGCATTTTTATTAGTCATAAATTATTATTTTAAAATGTGAAACATAAATTATTTAATTCACTTGCAAAATTAATACAAATATTTTTATTATGCAAATAAATACAGACATTTTTATAAAAATAGCTGAGTTCCGAGGGAGGTGTATAGGATAAAGTATATACACACTAAAAAGAGGATCTACTTTCTCAAGCAAATCCTCTACCAAAAACAATAAATTTACTAAAATAATAGTTAAAACAAAATCCTCGTATAGATGTTATGCAGATATTTGTAAAGTCATATTTATATAGTCATCGTATAACCAATTCGTCAACTGGCACTTTTAATATACTAGATATTTCAGATAAAAGGCCTATCCCGGGTTGTGCTCCATTATAAGCCATTACCTGTAAACTGTTTGGGTTCTTCATATTAAGCATATTGCTTAGGCTTTTTATAGATATACCCTTAGATTTACATACTTCTCCTATCCTATTACTTATAAATCCATGTTTTTTCTTACGCATAGCCATACTTACATATTGACATGCAGATGATTTGCTTTTAAAATTCTTAAGACACCATCTCTGACCAGTACGTATTTTTGTAGCCCATACATTAAAACTCCTAGCCTTAATCCCGGGCTTTATATCAAAATCTTCATACAATCGAAAGAATAAATATTTTTTATCTATCTTCATGCTTATATTACTTTTTATTTAGGCATAAATTAATCTTGTCTAGAATTATCTTTTACTAATAGCTTTATAATTTCTACTTGTATTCTAAATCCCGTCTCTTGAGGAATATATAATATCGTAAGAATAAGGCTATCATTTGGTAATAGCATCTGAATAACATGATTGGGTATTACCAATATGGGTTGTGGAGCACATCCATCCCGGGTAAAATTATCAAAGATAGCTTTTATACGGCTTTCAACTTCACTTACACCAGGTATGGCTATTCTTATAGATGTCATGGCTTGTTTTAACCCTTGAGTAAGAGCTTCATATAACCAAGTATTATCCACTAAATCATTTTTAGCCATCCTTACTATATTTATGCTAACATTTTCCATAATTCTATTTGTTTAAGTACATTGACCCAATAGATTCTAAACTAGAGTCCTCTTCTGAAGTATCTGGTTCATCGTATATATCCAGTTCTGGGTCATAATCATCCGGATCTATGTTTTGTTCAATCTCTCTTCTTAACTGATGGTGTAATTCTGATGATTTTTCCAAAGCACCTTTATAATTATCTACTATGGCATTTAGTTCTACATTATCCAGGCTAGATACTTCTTTTTGTTCTATATTGCCCTGCTTAGTAGCAACTACTTCAGGTAAATCTCCTATATCATATTTACTTTCTAAGAATTTTACTTCTGAGGATTCTATGTAATTATTGGCTGCTTCGTCTTGAATCATATTTCTAGCCTCTTCTATAGTTATATATTGATTATTAGTCTCAATAACGTTATTGCTATTAATCTGATTAAAGATGTTAGTAGTACCACCTCCAATAAGATTTTTAAGGATAGTTTGGAGAGAACCTGAAGAATCCAGCTTTAACTTTAAAGCTTTATTTAGTTCTGCAGTTAAGTATGGTACATACTTACCATTCTGAGCTTTCTTGAGTATTTCTACCTGTTTAGATATTTCCATTCTATCCTCTAAAGCCCATAGTAGTTGTTCACCACATAAGCTATTGAACATCTCTTCTTGTTTATCCTTGTCCCATATCTTGTTAGATAGTAGTCTATCTCTCATTAAGACTTGAATATAAGAGGGTTCAACATTCAGGGTATCAGCCAAATGATTTATATCATAGGATATGCCACATACATAGCCATTATTCAAAAGCCACTGATTTATGAAGTAATCTTGGGCTTTTTTCAAATAGCCTTTATCTTTAGTTTTATGGAAACTACTCATTAATGAAGTAAATCCCATAGGTCTTGGTATTCTTTTAGGACTTCCTGACATACTTGTAAGATTTTCTAATATCGTTTTTTTCAATATAGTCTATCTTCTCTAAATTTGCCCATAAGTATAAATCAACTCCCTTATAAAAGTGATCAGAGTAAATAAAAGCTTCAAACCTATTATTAGGGTATGATATTAAGGTAAATGGTATATCATGTACCAAATCCCGGGTAAATATGAATTCACCTTCTATAGATTTAGGGATTTCCTGAAGGAAATCCCTAATCCCAATAACCCTAAATTTATTACCATGTAGATCTAGGATTACATCACCCGTATTATTTTTGTCTCGCATTACTAGGATATTTTTCTAATAACCTTTTAACACCTATCGGATCTTCTCTATCGGCATCCTTAGGATTATCCTCAATCTCTGTGATCGGTTCATGGTTTTTATACCTAAACTGATTTATTTTAGATTGCTGATTGGGGAAATTCCTATTCCTATAAGGAACCACATAATTCCTATAAAAGTATCCCCAAAGACCCTGGGTTAAACCCTTGCCTATGTAATGTAGTCTGAGACTTGATATGCTTTTGAATTTTACCTCAAAGTTTTTAACCAACTCTCTAAAAGCTGCATAGTATATAACTCCTGATTTAGGATTTACATATTTGCTTTCGGCTATCTTTAATAAAAACTCGGTACCAAATTCTCTCATGAACTCTTTTCTATCGAATTCATAGTTTTTCTGGTCCATATTGAATTTCTTAATGTATTCTAGTGCTTCCATTTCTATTCGTATTTTAATGTTACATCGATTGGTTTTGGTAATATTGTGAATAAATAACCGAATTTACCTTCATCGGTCAAAATTTCAATATATGAAGACCATACAGATCCCCTTATTCTAAATAAATCCAGTTGAACTGGACCACCCTTTAAGGGTATCTCTGTGATATATAATGTATGATCACTTTCAGCGTATCCATAGGATTCAAAAGTAAAGTGTGGTTTATTATCATGTATCCATAAATTACCCTCTATAAAATACTTAGGATATCTTTCTGAGTTTTTGGTATCCATGAATTTACATTTCCATAAGTACCCTCTTCCATAAAGATATCCAAAGGTAGTTTCTGGATCGATTTCCCCATTGGGATTAGCAGGATAACTAAATATGAGTTTTGCTATGTTTGTTTTTAGATTTCTTATTAGCATGTTTACGGTTTTTAGACTTTTTTCGATGAGACAATAGGTAATCATTGATATCTTCCACTCTATCAAGTATTATGGCTTTTACCAATATCTTAACAGGTAAGAAGAAAATGTTCTGTATATTACTAGCATCTATGTATACATCATACAATTTCATGAACTTATTACGATCACTAAACTTTAAATCCCGTTGGATTAAGTAAGTGATGATAGCCTTTTTATGTAAGGCTATCAACTCTTCCCTATTTTTGGATACCTCCTTTTTGGAAAGAGCCGTATACCTCTTATAGTTAGCCATAGTGAGTAAAATTTTAGGTTAGTGAGATATGGATTTTCCCACTAACCTAACCTAAGAAATTATACGACTTCCACATTTGGTTTGAGAACTTCAGATTTGTATGTTTCGAATTCCTTCTTGGCTTCCTTATATTCCTTAGAATTTTCATCCTTAATTCTAAGGTAAGCCCTTTCTAAGGTCTTGAGTTTGTTTCTTACAGATTGTCTCCATTTCTTTCTCTGAAGAGTATCCTCTATTCCTTCCGGGTATATGTATTTAACTTCCCGGTTAGAAGTTACCTTTTCAACCAATGTTGCAGCCTGCTGTTTGGCAACATCCTTGATAACCTTGTCGACCTTTTCTTCCTTGGATGCCTTCTTCTTGAGTTTGACTACCTTATCGACTTTTTCCTTGTTTTCCGTACTGTTAGGTTTAAGTAAACTCTGGATGCTTTTGAGTTTCTTAGGTTCTTCCGATTGAGATTTTTCGGATTTTGTTTTGTTAACCTTCTTAGGTTCGGTTGATTTTGTTTTTTCTACCTTGGTTTTGTTAACCTTCTTAGTTTCCTGGGTGTTCTCAGCTTTTTCGGCTTTAACTTTTAATGATTTTTTCATAAATTATTATTTTAAAATGTGAAACATATATTAATTATTTTCTGTTTGCAAAATTAATACATTTATTTTATATATGCAAATATTTTTCATATTATTTTTTAAAATAGGTAGGTTCTAACAGCCAAAGTAGAGCTATTTGGTTAGCTCTACTTCTACATAGGTAAATCCGGGTTCTATAACATATTTGCCAATAGCTTTACCAACGGATTCTTTATTTCTAATAACCTCTAAGAGATTATCATACACTTCCTGAGTTACATTATAGTACCTATAAATCTTATAACTCTTGTAAACCACATATAGGTGATTTTCCCTGGGTACATATCCAAAAGCCAATAGCCTACTTGACTTAAAACCATTTATGAATTCAATACCCAAGATTCTTTCAAGAGCTAATATTACATTATTCTTCTTCATTACTACTCTTATAATACTTAATCTTACAAGGTTCTATAAAATTATCCAAATAGTTCCATTCCTTATGAAATGAATTCTTTATACTGAATAACAGTTCCCAGGTTTTAAATACTACGTCCTGTCCAAACTTAGATACCCAGGTATCTTCCATTTCATATAGAATATGTATACAGATGTCTACCTGATCTTCACTTATGAGTTTTAGAGTTTTCTCTGGATAATCAGAAGTGATAACAAAAGAGTAGTAGTCTATTATCTTATCCCTTTGCTTAACTAAAGATTCACCTGTATTACTATCATAACTGAAGAGAGGTTTTATGTGTCTCAAAATATCCAGAGGCATTTCGTTATCATCCTTATTAAGACTTATACTGCGTAATGCCTTAATCTGGATATCAGATATCATTACGATTATTTCTCCTATACCAACGGTTTCCATATTTATCTCTTTACCACATCATTGTAAATTTTCTCTTTTACATTATTCGGGAATACCACATCCCTATACCATCTGAGGAAGAACTTAGAAGGTTTCTTTTCTGGGTTCATAAGTAATTGCCTTTGTTCTGTAGAGAACTTTATTCTTTCTTCCTCTAACATCCAAGCAGGCATTTTAGTGAACTCAACCGTATTAAAGTTCAATACCTTCTTACCCACATCTATTTTTAATGGGTGTTTTCTTTCCTTATATAAATATGGTACTACCTTACGAGATGGTCCATTGATAATAGAGAACCCAAAGATTATCATAGGATCAAACTTATCAGATTTAGGATCCTTAGCTCTCTTTATACATCTTACCATCCATGATAGAGAATTCAGATACTGATGATTTTGATTGGGTTCTCCAATATCCCGGGTATGAAAAGGAAAATCCTTAAAGTGATATAACAGGTCCTCAGTTAGGATAAATACAAATCCCAGGTCTCTCAAGTATTTAATTATACTATCCTGATTTTCTCCATCCTTAACTTTATTCTCTACATTCAACAGAATATCCTCCCTGGGTGATTCTATTGGTGTTGAAGCATTGGTTGAGGGTCTTCCTCTACCTACTGAAGGCTCTTTTAAGGGTAGGTTTCCTACTAATTGATCTAAGTAACTTTTGAAAGATTCAATATCAGATTTATTAGTAAGAGTAACTTCTACTCTTATAGGACCTTTATGCTGTATTTTTGGACCTGAATTTAATTCGGTATAAGCATCTACCAACCTATCCTGAATATAACTACCATTTTCAGTTAAGGTGGTTATTCTCATCTTGGGTTTATATTTCTTTTCTTCTGTAGGTTCCATATGATATGTGTTTTTAGAGTTAAAAAAAGGGGAGCATAAAGTTAATTATGCTCCCCTAATGAATGGCTTTTACTAGAATTATATTTTGAGGAGTTTTATAAGGTGTCAATCCTCTTCTTTCTTCGATTTAGCCTTCTTCTTAGACTTCTCCGGCTTTTTAGATGATGCCTTGTCTTTCTTGGATTTCTCCGGCTTAACCGAATCCTTAGATTTTTCTTTGTTACCCTTTGTTTCCTTCTTGTCCTTAGGAGCCTGGTTTTTCTTTCTCATCTCCATGCGGTATTTTTTCTTCTCCGCTGAAGTCATCTCCCGGCCATCTATCAAAGGATAATCATACTTACATCGTTTTGGGTCAGATTTCTTAGTTTCCTTATCCTTACCCTTAACTTCTGATGCCTTAACTGTTTTCTTTGTTTTTTCCTTCAAGCCCTTAGCTGACTTAGCTTCTTCGAGCTTCTCTTTTTTCATTTTTTTCATTATACTTTTCTTTATTTTAATGGTTAAATAGTTTTTCCTACTCTTACCCAAATCATTTAGTGGGTATTCGAATTGGATTTTATCTCTTTCTCGATTTATTTTTAAAAGTAATAGTCCAATCGTTTTACCATGGATTGGGTCTTTGCTATAATCCTTTAAAAGGCTCAAATTGTGTTTCTTTATATAATCAAAGAGCTCTTTTTTGGATTTGCTTAACTCTGGAGTATAATTTTCCATTTCCTATCCTTTTAAATATTAATAGAATTCGTCTACTATATATGGGTTGTGATATATCTTTATTTCTAGGATTTTAATATCTAAATTTTTCATTAAGCCTATAGACCTATAGATAAGTCTCACTTCATCAAAATCTGATACATCAGTAAGTATGCCTCTTTTTATACATCCATTAATATCTAACTTAACCAAAGCTATTGATGAAGATATCAGTTTCTTAAATCTAAATATCTCACTATTCAGGGTTTTCTTTTTTAACTTAATTTGAACTAAATAATTTCTAGCCAAAGAAGTTTTATTGTTCTTAAGTGCCTTATTATATAAGTTATCTAATTCCTTAATCTGAAGGTATAGATTATTGATACGTTGAATTTTGTTTAATACATCGCTCATCACCAATCGGGTTTTTTAATGGTTTCATTTTCTCTATCATCTTTTAGATCCCTTAGAATTTCCTGGGATATGCTTTTTAGATTTTCTAGAAATTCTCTATCTTCTAAACTTAATGAATTATTATATTCTTTAAGAAATTCCTCTAGATCTTCATTAAAATTATATACGGATATAGTAATAACTGATAATTTAAGAACTTTATCATCAAAACCTAATTTGGCCAATTCCTTTTTTAAATCAGATAAATCCATAGGCTAAAATAAAAAATCCCCAATCCTTGGAAATAATTCCTTAGACTGGGGATCGGGTAATAAACCAGTTTATAATATGAACAAAAATTACTTAACAGATTTATCGGCAGATATTAAGAGAATTAATCCTCAGAATCTTCCTCTTCCTTATCCTTACCTTTTTTCTTATCCTTCTTGGGTTTCGGACTTGTTATAGTTCCGTGACCCTTTTTGGATTTGACGGTCAACTTACCGGGAACAAAGGATACCGATGTTGATAGAGGTTTGTCATCTACCACCAATACCGAAGTGATGATTACTCCCTGATATCCATCTTTACTCTTTACCGGGTATCCATAGTTCATAACCTTTGAGTTTTCAGAGACCGGAATTACGTCCATCTGTTTACTGTTCGGCCTTTGTTCTGCAGGTCTATTTTTCAGAGCTTCCTGACGGGCTTTTCTTTTTGCCAATTTCTCTTCTTTAGAAACTTCAGGTTTCTTTTCTTTTACATCTTTTTTTGCCATTTCTTTTCGAATTTAAAGTTATTAATGTTGTGATCTAAAAGCTGATTAGGTTCTCGTGAAATTATTTCTTTGACTTCTTAGAAGACTTATCCTTTCCGCCTTTCTTGGGGAGGGTTATGCCCAATTTCTTGGCAACATCCTTACGGAGTTTCTCTACCTCTTCCTCGTCATAGTCATCGGGATCAATGTCAAGATCATTATCCTCGCAAACATCCTCGAGTTCTTCGAAGTCCATGCCGGCCAAAGATTCGGGAGTTATCTCTTCCTCTTCCTCCTCTTCTTCCTCATCGTCTTCATCTTCGTCATCATCATCTTCGTCTTCCTCATCGTCTTCATCTTCGTCATCATCATCTTCGTCTTCCTCATCATCTTCATCGGAATCATCATCCTCATCCTCTTCGTCCTCTTCTTCGTCATCATCATCTTCCTCAGAATCCTCTTCATCATCGTCTTCCTCAGAATCTTCGTCGTCCTCTTCTTCGTCTTCTTCCTCTTCTTCGTCTTCATCTTCCTCTCCAAAGATAGAAGAAGCCTCTTCAGGTGAAAGTACTACTGGTGCCGGAATGATCTGAATAGATCCATCTTCGAATTTTACGATTACTGTACCATTTTCGAGGGTAGTTCTTGAAACTTCCTTTACCTCTTTCTTGCTTTTCTTTGCCATTGTTTTTAATTTTTAAAAAGTTAAACTTAAGTGATTATTATTTACCTAATATTTTCATGTATCCATCGGAAGCATGTTCTTTATTATATTGTTTTACTTCTTCTAGTAAAGCAGTAAGTTTTACCTTATCCTCTACTTCTACAGGATCCGAATGGATTACCTTATTATCCTTACAAGTATGGATATACATCTGACCTCCCATATTAAGGGATTCTATATGTGGTGATGTTTTTAATTCCATATTGAAATGAATTTTGAATTTGAATAGTTTATCTTAGTATATCCCGGGATACCTATAAGTCCAAAACTTGAATGTATATCGGGAATGTTTCTTTTCAATAGATAATAGTTATTGGTATATTTTCTAGGAAAGATGTACCAAGTACCATTTATTGGCCTATTAGAAGTTATATAGCAATATTTATTTGCCTTCTTTTCATACTTATGGTAATTATCTCGGGTTAGAGGTATATACCCTCTGTAAATAAACTGCTTTTCTAGATATTTATCCTTAATATAAGGAATAGAATTACCATTTAGTTTAGTAAATTCCTCTAGAAACTTATTATACGATCCATTTTTTACATATTTAGTTGCCCTCCTTATTGATTTTTTTATCGTCCATTTCTTTCTTTTTAACAGGTGTATAGTTAGATCCCCTATAATCGACGACTTTACCATGTCTGTAGAAGACAATATCTTCTTCTCTGATTCCGAGAGATTTGCATACCTCCGGTAAGATAAGTTTATACGCCTTATATCGGTTAGACTGTAAATATCTAGGACTGAAGCCAAGTCTATATCCGTAATACTTTCGTATGAGTTCTTGATTGAATTTCTTCTTGCCATGTTTTATCTGTCTATACATGAAAACTCTGAAATACCTTCTGCGATGTTTGGTTAAAAGATAATCAGGTGGAGTAACCCATTTCCTTACTTTCCTGGGCTTTCCTTTAAAGAATACCCTATCTATGTATTTTTTAGGAAAGGTTCTTAATCCCTGACGATATAATCTTCTGCCACTTACTACCCTTATTTCAAGTAGAGCATCTACTCCCAAAAGAATAGTTATCATCTTCTTAGCATGTAATCTAGTATAATAGGGTATGCCACATATGTGTTTCCTATATAGGAATTTACCTGATGGAGTTACTTTATTGTAGGATTTACTACAATATTCTTTTGGTATGTAACTCCATAGGTAATACCTATTACGGTGAACAACATATTTGCTTTCTGCTAACCTAACCATTTTTCATATCCCTTTTAGCTTTCCTATACCAAAGGTTTATAGATTTATCATTAGCATCGGGAAATTTTTTCTTTACCCTACGTAATACTCTCTCAATGCTAAATCCCTTATGAACCAATTCAAAGGTATAGGATTTCTTAGTACCTTTGATAAGGTTGAATTCATCCCTTTCCTTTGGAGGTTTCTTTTCTCGGGGTTTCTTTATCCCGGGAACTCTTTTGGATTTTCTTACTCCGTTTTCGTCTTCTTCTCCAAGAAACCCAAGCCTTAACCTTGAACTCCTTAAAGGATCATCCTTACTATATCCCAGGGATTCCAACTGTTTATCCATCCAATCATCATACTGATTGATGAGATCTTTGTTGGGTTTTTCCGTGGAATTGTTTATATAGGATATTAAACCAAATACTCCAGATTTGCAAGCATCCGGGAAAGGCATACCTAAAATAACAGCTTTACGTTTCAAATCCTTATAAGTAAGGTTTCTACCGGATGCTGTCAATAGATTAGCCTTCTCCTTTGAAGCGAGTTTTGGTTTTAGTTTTTTCTTACTTATTGCCATGATATTAATCCTCTTCCGTTGGTTTTATTACTAAATCCGTGATAAAGTTGGATTCAGCCATATACTGATCGGTTTCCTCTATAGATACATCCTTACGGGATAATTTTTCGATCAACCTATCATAAAATGACTGATAATGTTCTTCGGATAATTCCGATCCTTGTTGATCGCATATTATAAAACCTCTAAGCAATACGGGTAAAAATCTAGAATGCCTAAAGTTATCTTCTATAAGAGAAGAATCAGTAACATCTCCAGCCCATTCTAATAGAATATCGTAGTATTTCTCTGGAATAAAGTACATCCATAGATAGTCTTTCTTATAATTAGGCTTCATATTTTTGAATGGGTTTATGTAAGCCTCTATAGGTTTATTTTGGTTATCACTCATAAATTATTATTTTAAAATGTGAAACATATATTATTTAATTCTGTTTGCAAAATTAATACATTTATTTTTATTATGCAAATATTTTTATCTATTTTTTTAAAATAGCTCAGGTTTAGCACGTTCTACACCGGGTATGTGAGTTCTAGAAGATTTTTTAGGTTTGTGATATTTATTAGTGAAAGCATTATTTAACTGCTTCACATTGAAGTCTATATTATTTACCTCATTATAATTTATGGCTTGGGAAGTTATTAACCTATATTCTGGCCAAAATTTCTGACCCAATTTTATACCCGAAGTTTTGAGATAATACTTAGATACCATAAATCCAAAAGTATCTGCCTCATCCCGGGTATTAAATACATATAAATAATGCCTTGACATTTCATCTACTACTTCTTTTAAAGGTCTTATTGGCATTAATATATATTGAAACCTTTTATTAGATTTAAACAATGCTACCCAATACTTAGGTTTAGAGGGTTTAACCTTATACCAGTACTTTTCTTTAATTTTATCTATAACTAGTTCAGGAACTTTCTTAATGAGATACTTGATATATATTTTGTCCTTCTTATTTAACCTCCTTTTAAATGCAGACGGTTGCTGTATGATAGATGGTAATATTCTGAAATTATTCCATCTATCGAATTCCATGATTAGCTTATGAGTATCTCTATCCCATGATATACTGGATAGCTTTAGATATTCCATATTACGGATAATACATCTGTTGGTTACCTTGGGTAATACCATAGATGAATTACCCGTATATTCTCTAGCTTGTACCCGGGAATATCTTTTCTCTATTAATGCCTCAATATAATCTTTAAATTGTTGTTCACATGGTCCATCTGGCCTAAATATAGAAGGATGTATTTCAAAGAAATTACTAAATAACTTAAAAAAGTACTCCGATCTATCTCTTACTTCTAAATACTTATAATGAGATAATTTTAACATTTCTCCCACTTCCCAGGAAGATTTATTCTCGGATAACCTTAAAAATAAGGATTGCCTCTCTATCAAAGTTAGGCAATCCCAAGCTTTACTCTGATGTGCTTCCATTATTTGTTGATTTTGGGTCTTCTCTTTAATTCATTCATACGATCTAAATAATCCTGAGTAAATATATTAGGGTTAAATTCCATATCGTTAGCTATGAGCTTATCAGGATCATAATCCTCATATATACTGTAAAAGATAGTGTCAAAAGGTAATTTTATGGTCATTTTACCATATTGAGGATACATTACCACTTGTACCATCTGATTATTATAATCTATCTCATCTATAGTAGCATCTACGCCTTTGAAAGGATATTGTCTAAGTATAACATAATCTCCTATCTTTAAATTCATGAGATCATCGACAGAATATTTTTTGTTTTTCTTAGCTAGTCTCTTAAATCTAAATACTTCTGATCTTGGTACTGTAGCTACTTTAGAAAAATCATCCCAATCTTCAGCATTATCTATACGTTTCTTAATTTTCTTATCAAAGATAGTCTCGGGTGATTTTACCCAACTCCTTATCCCTGGTATCTGTCTCCTTAATTTATTCAAAAAAGTTCTAGAATAAGCTTTACATGTGGGCATTCTCATAAAGCCATACTCAAAGAGTATTGGTACCTCTTCAAAGTACATTTTACTCTTACGAGTTTTCTTTAATATCTGTAATGTAGGTATTATAGCTTTGATATGCTTATATCCCAAATGATTTAGCTCATCATTTATCTTTTTATAATACTTATTTTCTATATAAAAGAGACAGTAAGAATAAGAAGTTTTCATAATATTTAAGAGTTTCTAAGTATAACTTTAGCTTGTTTATGCAAATACTTATAAGAAGTATTTACTATTTCACTAGCTTTAAATACATATAGTATAAAATCACCCGTAGATAACACCATATAATGAGGTAAATTATAGGTTTTATTTATAATTTCACCTAAACACTTATCTACTACAAAAAAGAATTCCTCCCTTGGCATAGAATTATATCTCATACACAAGATAGGAACCTTCTTAGATCTCTGAGAATCTCTATTAGCTTGATCCCAGAATTTTACAATGTCACAAGTCTTATTACCCAATATTACATGTTCAAATTTGATATCCTTATAAGATTTACATTCTACGGATATTTTACATCTATGAGCATGTTTTTCATCAACACAAGCAATGTCGGAAGTGGCATCCCTATTGGAATGCCAAGCTCCGCTCATTGGTACTCTCTCAAATTTATACCCAGTCCAATTAGTGAACCATTTAGATACATTTCTTTCAAATCTGTTACCTTTTCGTTTACTATTCATTGTATCGCCTTTTTATAAATTACTTTATAGTAATTTATAGTTACTTAACCCATTTACCTTTTCGGCTTGCAAAACTTTTACTTTAGACAAAGGTAATGATTCTTGATGGGTTATAAGGAATAGTGTTTTATTAACAAATACTCTATCTAATAATTGTACTACTAATTCTATATTATCACTACTTAAAGATTCAAATACTTCATCCAGAAAAGCTATATTGAATCCCTGAGAAACAGTTAGTATCTCATTCATTGCTAAAGCCATAGCAACATTAACTAATTGCTTTTCACCTCCGGATAATTCATCATACTCTATTATCTTATCTTCTCTATAAATATTAGTTACAAAATCTTTTCTGGCTGATTCTAAATCTACTATAAATTCTATCTTGAAACCAAGAATAGATACATAACTATCCAGTGTATCGTTCAATAAACTTAAACAACTATCAAAAAGATAAGCTTTTATACCCTTATTACTAAGTGGATCATCTAATAACCACTGATAGTCTTTATAGGTAGCTAAAGATTTATGATAATTTAACTTAAGTGGCTTTATCTTATGCCTAATATTCTTAATATCAGCTTTAAAATTATCTAAAGATGGATTTTTATTGTATCTTTCCTTAATGCTGTTTATGTTATCATCTATACGTCTTAATTCATCGTTAGCCTCTTGTATAAGGGATTTTAAGTGATATTCTCTTGTCTTCAATTCATTTAATACTGTACGCTGTTCTAATAATTTATTGTGTTTATCAGTATAAAGTCTAACCTTTATAAAAGCATCTTTAAGCTTGGACAACAGTTTTAAAGACTTATTGTAATCTTTACACTTTATGTAGTTATAAATCTTATCTATAACTTCTTCCAATGGCTTATTTGATAGATTGTTATATTTCGCTAATGTACGTTCAGTTTCTATTATATCGTCAGTTAAAGATTTAAATTTACTACCTAAGTCTTTAAGATTTGGGTCACTTAAATCTTGATTTAACTTATGAATTTTCTTTACTACTTCTAATCTAGAAACCTCCTGACGTTTGATATCTTTGAGATACTGGTTTTTATTCTTTAAGTTTTCAGATTTAGCCAATCTCTTAAACCTTTTCAAGTTATCTAGACGATCACTTAGGATATTTAGATCGTTCTCCATATCTAAAATATTTTCTCTAAGTGTATCTTTTCTACCTTTAGCAATATCTTTTGCAGTATTTATAAAATTCAGGTTAAATATCTCTTCAAAAATAGCCTTCTTATCTGCATTAGTTTCCTGTATTAGTCTTTTTAGACCTTGACCAAACATTATAGAGTTTATGAATAAATCAAAATTTACTCCAATAGTTTGATTTATCTGATTTTGTATACCAAATTTACCCTTTAGTTCAGTTGGGTAACCATCTTTTAAAAATATAAGTCTATCCCTACCTTCAGAACCATCACTGAGTACTCCCTTATACTTTTGACATCTTATGACTTGATATATTATGCCATCCTTTTGAAAATAGATTTCGACCTTTACTCCACGATAATCTTTAGTACGATATTTTTCCCAGGTTAGTACATCAGACTTACCTTTTATGTTTTTTCCAAATAATACCCAAGCTATAGCTCCAAATATGGATGATTTACCCATACCATTATTACCTCGTATTAGGATTGTATTGGGTACATTCAAATTTAAGGATAGCTCATGAATAGAACAGAATCCTTCTATGTTAAGGTTTAAAAAATTTATCATAACTCCTCCTTAAGATTCACTCTCTTTTAAAACATTAATTAATAACTTTTGCTTATCAATATCTTTTATGCCTTTAGCTTTCATATAGCGTTTTGCTAGTAAACTTTTACTTAGTCTCTTAGTAATCTTATGTTTTACTTCAATAGAATTACTAGATTTAGGGGGTAATATCGTATAATAATTACCATCATCTAATATTTCATCCTCGGATTCTACATCTATAAATTTAGGATATCCCTTTAAGTGAACAAACTTCATACTTAAATCTGGATATAATTCCCAATAGCCCATTTTACAATCTCTATCGGTACGCCTTTGTTGTAAAGGAGCACCAATCATATAAACCTTTTTTGATAGCCTTTGTGGTTTATGTATATGACCACATAATACTAAATCGAATTTGTTTAGAGTATTTAAATTTAGATTTTCAACCGAACCAACTTCCCTGCCATCTGTATCTTTAGCTCCGGGATAATCAGTATGAAGTAAAAGTATGTTCTTGTAATGCTTATCTAGCTTTACTTTATTAAGATAATCACTTAGACCAATGTTATGATCTATATAGGGTACACCGTATACTCTTATATTATCATTTAGTATGATATTATCATAATCTATTTGAGTAAACCCATAATGAGTTAAAAGGGTAATCCAACTAAAGGGTTTTATGCCAATATTACTTACATGTTTTATATCGTGGTTACCAGATATACAATAGAAATTATGTCCCAGGAATTTATCAGATAGTTTATCATGAATTAACTCCATAAGATCTTGATCTATATTCTCAGGTTTATGTAACATATCTCCACAAAATAAAGCTGGGCATTTATACTTCTTACATAAAGACCTAATATGAAAAAGAACCCTAATTTGATTTAGGGTTCTCTCATTATCTTGGTTGAACTTAGACCATATATTTAGGTGTAAGTCCGAAAATATTATAGCTATAGGTTTATTTTTCATAATACATAGATTTATATACCAATCCATTTATGAGCCAATGTGTTATTGTATGATGGATATATAGGCATATACCCATAAGATGACACTGGAGAAGTATTTTCATTATTACTCGATAAATCATCATCCTCATTGCCATTAGTTTTAATAAATTTACCACAAAGTTTAAGCCTATAGTCATAATCAGTATGGTCAGTAATTAATACCTCTATATGATGATTGTTAGGATTTACTAAATAGCCATATAATACATGTTCATAACTATGGAATACCCGAAATCCCCATAACTTAAGTATAAACTCCATAGTATGATACACTTGCATTTGAAAATATTTGCTAGTGATTCTCTTGCTATTATCCTCAACTGACCAATCGATATTTTTAGGAGTATAAGCCAATACTATCAATCTACTACAATGTTTAAACAACATATTTAAACATATGTTTAAGAAAGCCTCGATTTCGCAATCGGCCAGATGCTTGGATTGTTTTAAGAAGAAGTAAGTGGCTAAATCCAAATAACCTCTGTCTGTAATATAGCCTTCACCCTTATCTATGTATGAACGGTATAATTTAGACCTAAGATTCAAAAGCCTAACGTCATCCATATACAATTCTTTAGGATCCTTAGATAGCATATCCAAATGACTTACATCTTTTGTATCCGGTATTAGATCAGACATAGAACTAGATATGAAATGAAGCTCGTCCTCCATACCAATATAACCTGGTAAATCTTTAGATAAAGTGGTTTTACCAATACCACTTGGGCCTGATATTTGTATATATCTTTTACACATAGTTATTTATTATATAAAGTTATAAATGGTTTTATAAAGTCTATAGTAAGAAAAGACATGAGTGAGTATGAGATACATAGCTTTTTAAACTTGTCCTTATTTATGGACTTATTTACATATACCATGGGCATTTCAGATAATGGGTATGTATCTATAAAATACCTAAGATCTATAAGCTTCTTATTTATTTCGGATATATCTTCTATGTTTTCTTTACATCCTTGTTTTAAAGCTTCATTAATACTACCATACTTATCTAAGAATTTACGGGTTTTTACAGGACCCATACCTTTTACACCGGGTATATCATCTGAACTATCTCCAACTAAAGATAAGTAATCTACGGTTTCTTCTGGAGAATATCCAAACTCTTTCATACAGGTTTTATCATAGATAATCTTCTCTTTCCTGGGATTGAATATCTTAAGGTTTTTACCTAATAACTGGTTGAAGTCTTTATCGGAGGATATAAGGGTTATCTTATTATTATCCTTATTATATACCTTTAATACTAAAAAAGCCAGTAAATCATCTCCTTCATAATTTGTAGCCTTATGTTCATCATATACATAAGGTACTCTCAATAACTTAAGTATCTTAAGTATCACTTTCTTTTGAGATTGTAGTGATTCATAATCTATAGAGATATTTTTACGATGACCTTTGTAATTTGGCAATAAACAAGTCCTATATGGTGAATGGCCATTATCAAACGATATAGTTACTTCATCAGGATCAAACCTTCTAAGGTACATATTTAAGGATTTAAAAAATCCAAATATAGCTCCTGAAGGTTTACCGTCACTAGACCTTAGATTAGCAAACTTATGAAATGATTGATGGAGTATGTTTTCTCCATCAATCAATAGTACCTTTTTATTCTTATGATTTTTCATATAAATAATATATTTGTTTATTCATCATAGTCTTCCTCTTCTTCAGGTGAGTATGATTCATATTCTACTCCATCAACAGGAAAATAGTTAGTAGTAAGTTTTGACAAAGCTTTTTTAGTACTACCTATAGTATTAATATGAGCTTTTCTAAGTAACTTTCTTCTAAGTTCATCATCTTCCTCCAATAGTTTTTGGAATTTCTCTTCTCCCCTAGCTAAAGTTTCTCCTTTATACTTATAAACTCCTCCGGAAGATTTTTCAATAATACCATTTTCTATGAGAACATCATCCAAACCAAAACATCTATCAAAACCAACTTCATGAAATTTAGGGTTAAAGTAAACTGGACATTTACTAAGTGTTGGTCTTGGTGGAGCAACCTTATTTTTAATAAGTCGGATAGTTACTAACTTACCTGCTCTACGTTCTTTACCATTTTGTTTTACTGTTATTGACCTACCTGCATAAAAAGCTGCCCTTATTGAAGACCAGAATTTTAAGGCAGCTCCTCCAGTTGTAGTTGTATTATCTTTACCAAAACCAACATTAAGAGCAGTTCTTAACTGATTTATATAAATCTGAGTTACTCCCAATCTATAGAATAATTCACTACGAATTCTAAAATACTTGTATAAAGCCTTAGCTCTACCTCCCATTTCAGCTTTACTTCCAACCATCTTAGAATCTATATTATCTGAACAGTCCATAGCAGCTATAGAATCTATAACCAGCAAAATTGGTTCATTATGAACTAATTGTGATCTTAGATATAAAGCTATATCTGCTACAGCATCTGATATATACTCTATTCGTGTATCATTTATAACTGTAACCTTATTGGGATCAACTCCATTAGTCTCAGCCCATGAATTCATCCAGGATTGTTCGGCATCTACCCATATTACATGACCACCTAGTTGTTGACAAGAATATGCGAAGTTATAAGCTATCAATGATTTACCAGAACTTTCTTCTCCGGCTACTTCCAAAATTTTACCAAATGGGATTCCACCACCAAAGGTATAATTTAAAGCAAAGAAAGTAGAGGGTAACCATAAACCAGATTCCTTAGTATCAGAAGCTAATTTAACTATATCACCATACTTCTTAAGTAAATCATTCTTAGTAGGTATCTTTAAAGAACTATTTTTAGCCATAAATACGATTACTTTAAAAGTTAACAAAGAGGGAGGAACAATTACTAGAACTATCCCTCCCAAACAAACGAATATATTAACTCACTGAAAAGAAGAATTAGATATCAGACTTATATCTCTTAGAACTAGATTTTACCTTCTTTTTGTTCTTAGTTTTTGAAGATTTTTTAGAGGGTTTTGATGTTTCATGATCATCCCCCTCATCATCTGAACTATCATTAAGGAACTTAGAAAGCATATCCTCCAATTCATCATAGGATTTTATCTGGTTCCTTACTATGCCTTCAAGATCAATGTTACCTCTGAACTTCTTATCAAGTTTTGAAGATTTACATGCTCTTACTGAATAAGTAGTATCTAACTTACCAGAACCAGATCGGCTAATTTTAATGTCATAACCATTTAGTGGATCGGTCATATCTCCATAATCATCCTCATCCAGATATAGGTCGATAATATCCTGATATACCGAAGATGATATAAGTACTCCCTTATCGTTTCCTTCATAATCTGGTTTTGTACCTTTCTCATCTTCATAAATAATACCACCTATTACGTATTTTCTCCTGGGTATGAGCTTTTTAGCTAAAGCCTTATCATCTTCATCCTTTGAGTTTTTCAATTCCTGATATTTATCCATAAATGGGCATGGATCACCAAAAGTAGCCGGAGATATTATACCACCAATTTCTGGATTAGGGTAGAATTGAATAATCTCTATACCCAGTTCTTTGTCATCTCCTGGAGATTTCATCCTTATTCGAGTTATACCCTCTTTAGGAAATACCAATCCACCGCCTCCGTTAGATCTAGAAGCCAACTGCTTCTTTCTAGCTAGCATCTTCTCTTTAGTAGAAGATCCATTTTCTGAAAGTTTCTTTACCATAATATTACTTATTTGTTGTTCTCAATATAAGCTATCTCATTCAATGATAAAATAGTTAAATTATTATCACTTAGCAGATGTTTAAGATCATCCGGGAATATTTCCAACGGCAATGATAGTTCCTTACCAGCATACAAACCATAAGTAATTATACTTCCTACTTTTAAGGTTTTTTTCAAAAAAGCCTCATCTTCGGTTATACTACTAATCTGGATGATTACTCCCTTTTTTGGTTTACTATTATCGGCATTACCCGGGATAATAATACTACCACTCTTACTTTCTCCTGTAGGAGAAAGTATCAACACCTTATTTTCACTTGGTACTCCATGACTGGATAAGATCTCATTGAAACGTAATGCTTGTTCAACGCTAATGTAATTTAAATTTATGTTCATAACACTTTATATTTAAGTAATTATTTATAGTTAAAAGTTCATCTTCCTTAGATTGGCATTCAAAGTTCTCAAAACCTCTATACGATTCTCATAAGCTCTACATAAAGATATAAACTTACTAGCTTTCTCACAAGCCTGTATGTATCTTTCGCAAAGTGATAAGTATTTAGAGTTAGTTTTGGATTTATTATCTACATAATCATTATTCCATCTAGCATTGGCTTCTTTATAGAATATCCAAGCATTAGAATAAGCTTTATCCCTTTCAATAGCTAGAGTATCTCTTTTCTTTATAAGATAATCTCTTACAGTACTCAATATAAACAAGTTAAATGAGGAATCTCTTAACTGAGTTTCTATATTATTCTTATCTATATGAAATTCTTTAGAGACATCTATATAATAGGTTTTACCCTCTACTTTTACTTTTACGGGTTTTATACCTATATCCTTTATATTATGGGTTACTACAGATTTTTTCATAGATCCTTATCATGTTTATGGTATATTGATTCATACTTGTCCATAAGTTTTGGAAATTTATCTGGATATTCCTTAATACTTATAGATTTATACTTCTTATGCTCTTGAAGGTATTCCTCTACTGAGAAATCTGGTTGAAGCATTTTGTTATAATCATATCCCGGGATAAATGGTAATTCTTCAGCCATAGTCCTACCAACTGAATAATCCATATCCATTTCAACATCATCAATCTGAAAACCGAAGTATGGCTCTGTTAAAGGGTTTTTAAATATTTGCCACATCTTATTTACAGTCCATACATTTATATCTTTAGGATCAGCATTATAATATACAGCATCATGAACTGTAGCAACTTCTTTCATATAGGGTAGTTTTCCTTGTCTCATATCCCAATATATAAGGATACTACCAAATAAGGTCATATCAGATGCTGGAGATTGACATGGGAAGTTTAGTCCCAATCTTACTGCATAAGCTTCCTCATCACTATTTTCAGAATATATTTGAGGTAATCTACGTCTTCTACCAAATAAAGACATAAGATATCCATGCTTCCTTAAGTATATTTCCTGTTTCTCTTTAAACTCTCTTAATTTTGGATGTTCATTAAAGTATTCATCCATTTCTTTTTGAGCTTCTTGTTTAGAAACTATAATACCAGCTTTTGGATCTGACAACTTAACTGCTAATAGATTTGCTCCGATACCATATATCAATCCAAAAGCAGTTTGCTTAGCATTCTTTCTGCGTATTTTCCAAAGAGTATGTTCAGGATGTTGTTCATCATCATATATTGCAAAAGCTTCATCATATGGTACTTTATATTTTTTAGCAGCAATAGCTAAGTGTGGATCTTGTCCTTCTGCAAATGCTCTTAGATAAGTTTCATCTCCAGATAGATGAGCCATCATTCTTAATTCTGCCTGAGAGAAATCGGATTCGAAGTATAATTTACCTGGTTCGGCTACTAATTGCTTCTTTATATTTGGGTCTACCGTAGTTTTAGGTATTTGCTGCATATTAGGTTCAGCAGATGATAATCTACCAGATGTAGTACCATGAATAAGATATCGGCCATGTAATCTGTGATCATCCTGATATTTTTCACTCCATCCCAAGATATAGGTTTTATACATTTTTTCCAAACCTCTTAATTCAAGTAGGTTATCCAGGAATATTGCTTTGGGTGAATCAGGGTTTTTTATCTTTAACCTTAAGTTTGATAGAGTTTCCTCATCCGTACTGGGTTTACCTTTATCCGTATATTTCAAAACTGGGAATTTAAATCCTTCATCACTATACATAAGTTGAGGTAAATCATTATTACTGTTTAGATTTACTCCTCTTGTCAGATCTAATTCCTTTTTAGAATTATATATCCCAGCTTTAATATTGGATATTTTAGTCAATCTATTAGCTATTTTCTTTTCATTAGAACTGCCATCTGATTCTTCTAGTTCTTCAATTTCTTTTTGGATAGATTCTATATAGTTACTTACTTTAGTATCTACTAGATATTTACTAAATCTTTTAACCTTTGGCAAATTATAAATATTCTCATAGGCTTTCTCTATTTTAGGTTGATAATCCTGTAAGAGTTTTTTATTAAATTCAGTATCTATATACAAACCATTCCTTTCAACACATTGAATAACCCTTGAAGCAGGCATTATAAGATTCCTGAATAAATTGTAAAATCCCAGTTTAATCAGCTTATTCTCTAAGAATATACATAACCTAAAAGTATAATCACTATCCTGACATCCATATTTACATAGGGGTTCTAATTCCTTTTTATCCCAGGGTATCTTATCGAAATTATCCTGTTTCTCATAATCCCCATATTCAGGTAAATATCTCCTAACCATACTTTTAAGATCGTTAGGCTTCTCTTCATTAAGAACATATTTAGCAAGCATACCATCTATAACAGTACCTCTATACCAAATATTATATCTATCGAATATCTGAAAGTCAAATTTTAAGTTCCAACCCAATTTAACTACTCTGGGATTTTCTATAATATGCTTACCAAAAATTAGCAAAGCTTTTCTCCAATTATATCCTTTATCAGTGTACTGTTTTGTCTGAAAATGATCTAAAGGGATAGAACAACCCATACCTGGTTGAAAACATACCGATAGTATAGTTGGTTTAAAGGTATCATTATATATGGGTTCACTGTTAGTTTCAAAGTCTACAGATGAATATCCAGTAGACTTACAAGCTCTAATTAATTTGTAAAGCTCTTTATAGTTTCTTATTATGTGATATTTAGTTTCCATATATAACAAGATTTAAGGGTGAGAATATTCTCACCCTATATATTTAATATTTATCTACTAATTCTGACAGATCTCTACTGAGCTCATTCCAGTCTTTTTTGTAAGCATGTAGAGAATCTATATTATGGTATAAGTAACCAGGTGTAATACCTATTTCCTTAGCCACATAATTCTTTAATCTCCAAGCCAAGTATACATCGTTACCGAAGTGTTGGATATAATCTGAAGACCTTTGATTATAGATCATATGAAGTACCTTTCCTCCGCCTATGTTCTCTCTTACTAAGAAGTGATAATACATTGAACAGGGTATTCTTCTAGAACCGTCAATATAATCCTTATCTATAGTTGTATCCCATACACTTAATATTGCTTTACGAGTATCTGGATCATCCTTAAGTAATTGTATCACATTGTCAATGTAATTATTCCAACCACCCTTATAAGAGGCTAAATCATTAAACCTCTCATTATAGGTATAATCAAATACTCCGTGATCATTACCTCTATCTACCAAGAATTGTTCCCAAAGATCTCTTCTTTCTTTCCAAGCTTCTCCTGGGTTTATAAAGTTTCTATTTATTCTCTCATTAAATTCGGCTTTAGCCCAATCATATGAATGAGAGAATGTGAACAACCAAACTGGATCACCCATATCTACCAAACAATAAGACTGAGCTATTATCTCCTTGGTTATATAATCCTCATTACCCTCAATGTCTTTATTCTGGTAATGTTTAGGTTTTACAGTAATACCGTAACTCCTTAATTCTCGGCCCATTTCGGACATGAGCTCGAATGAATCTCCAAATATTCTCATAGTTTTATTGATTTTTTATTGTTTATAAATAGCAAATCACCTATTCTTTACTGTTAGAGTTATTCTTAGCTTCTCTTTTCAGCTTAGCCAGATATTTTTTCTTATAGGCTTTTCTCTGTGAGAAGCTTATAATATTCTCGGGATAATCAATATCGTCTTCCTCTATTACTAAATCCTTAGCATACAAAGGTTTGTAAGTATATAGGTCCGGTCTAAGTACTTTAAAACTTCTAAAGTATACCTTGAATGAAGAGAAGTCCTTTTCATCTCCCTTCTTAAACTTATCAAATACTGACTTAACTTTAGTTACCCAGGGATTATCTATACCCTTTAATACCTTCTTAAGTGATTTATGAGTATGGTACATTATAAGAGTTTCGGTATTACCATACATCTGAGTAGCAAATACATTTAGCTGTACGGACTGATTAGGCCCATAAATATATTCTGCCATTCTCTGAACCAATAAGAAATCAAATATAAGCCTCTTAGTAATTTCTGAAGCTCTTAATACCATAGTTATTACCGGTATATCTTCCTGAAATCTTTTAGAGAATGTAGCCGATATTAGGCATTGCTTACCATTATCATGCTTATTATTGAAGATGTAACTTACATTATAATTCTGATTATACTTTACTTTTAAGAATCTTAACTTACTTCTAAGTAAATCTAGCTTGTTAAAATCAATATAATTATTCAGCAAGCTTGACCATTTAGAACTTGTATAGTTAAAACATCTACCATAATCAAATTCGGGATCAACCCAGGCTTTCCTTATTCGGATAAATACGTTATATACTACGGCTAATCCACTGTTTGCTATAGCTCCTTTACTAAATAATGATGGGTTTAACTGTAAGAAGTACTCATTGAGTTTTTCCCATGCCTCTTGAGAGGTAGAGAACTCCAGAGTATGTATATTCTCTGAACAATCCATGTTCTCTAACCCCTCTAATTGTTTATTCCATCCAGACATATTAATAATTCGTTTTTAATCTCCAAATGTTTAACTTATACTTCTTAAAGTAAAGATTGGTTATACTATAAGGATCAAATCCATACATCTTAAGAAAACCCATAAATAGATAGAAAGCCTCTACGATATAACTCTGAACCTCGTTTTCTTTGGTTAATACCTGAGTTTTCTTCCATGGTCTACACTTAAGATCATTTCTAGCCATATTAAGGCAATATGTTATACTAAATATGGCTAATTTCTCCGTTCGGTGATAACCATAATTCATACGACTAAATCCCGGGATATATTCACTATCGGAAGATGTTTGGTAATCTACTATATCATATGGAGCCGTAGTTACAGCATAATCATCCATCTTACTTATAAGTAAATCACGTCCAACAGCCATTACCTGGTTTAAGTTAGTACATACCTTAGTTACATGCTTACCTGACCATCTTAGTAAATCATCACTACCAATGTTCAAATAAAGAAGGATAGTCATCATGAATCCCAAAGCATCAGCCTGTTCTTCACAAGCATTTTGCAATGTATCCTTTATATACTGGGTGCTTTCATCATCCAACCTATCCATGTTCCATCCGATAGAATCATTGTTCAATAACTGATATACAATATCGGTAGATTCAAATCCCTCATTTAGTTCCTCTATAACCCTACTTATAAAATCCTTTATAACCTCCTGATTACGAGGTATATTGATATTCATTGGGTAATCAGGTAATTGTTCTATACCACTATCTTTATAAGCTTTAAGTTGTTCTTTAGCTATATCGAATATAGTTTCTAAAAAATTTAGATTATAAGGATCTATCGGTAATTTTTCTTTAATATTGCGTATATCCATAGCGATTAAAGTTTTTCAGTTGAAACTCCAGACCCCATACCGTTTGTTCCTCTATCACTCTCCTTTGATAGTCTATCATAAGATGTATCGGTAGTTTCCAATAATATACTTCTAATATAGGGTACATGTAAGAATTGTATAAGTCCCTTATTCTTAGCATAAGTAGCCATATCCAAAGTTATGGGCTTATCACTGATATTAGCTAATCCAATATGTATCTCCCCCGTATAGTCAGCATCTACTACTTCTGCAGTAAATATAAGACCATTATCGGTAGCCATACCAGATTTATTCTTAGCCAATAGACAAGTACCTTTGTCTACTATCCATACTCTTATACCTGAAGGAATAGAAACTCTTCCATTTGGTCTGATAACTATGTTATCCACTTCTCCAAGTAGATTAGTATTGATCAGACAATGACGGTATTTAATTATATCAGAAGGTTTTAGTACTGGCATAAAGAAATCTATACCAGCATCGTTCATACAGGCTCTTCTTGGACATTTTACTTCCCTTAATCTGGTGAAGTAAATCATATCTGATTCTCTAACTGGCTTTAAATCATCATGGAGATGAATTACATTATCATTTTTTCTTTTGCTAACCATGTCTTCATTTTTATTATTTGTTTCTAAACTACCATCTCCAACAAAATCAAGTCTACTAATAAATTCCTCTTTTCTCTTAGCCCGATTCTCTCGATTTTCTTTAGAGATAGCCTCAATATCTTTATAAAAATTAATATACTTATATTTCAGACGTTTAACTCTTCTTGTTACCATATAAGTCTCTGTATATTTTCCTTACATCCTTAGCAGGTATTTCGAATTTCTCAGAGCATTTATTTATTATCTCCCTACGAGTATATTCGTCTTTCCTCTTTAACCTACGAATGTATTTCTTTAACCCGGGTATATCTATTAGGGTATCGAGATCTTTATAGTGATTCTTATCCTCTAATTCCTTTCGAGTTATATTTAAGTTTTGAGACATTTTAAAAGCACATAATTCAGAATCGCCGCACATCTTACATTCTGAAGTACTTAGATCGTAATTTTTACCAAAACAAGGATCTCCATTAGAACCTATATCCTTTATGTTTATAGGTTCTAAGGGATCCTGTTTTGTAAGATCTAACATTTTTTTCTTTTTATTAGTCTTACCTATAGAACCCATAATATTATGATATCTTTAGATCATACTTATAGATTACGTGAACAATTCCGGACCACATACCGTCTTCTTTGCTTACCTCTTCATAGTATTCTGAACCAACCAGTGGACTTGGTAAACCATAGATAGTGTATAGCTGATTATTAAGCTTAGCATCTATCAACTGATTCTTAATACGAATGAGATCTTGAAGATTCAACAAGGATAGAGTTAATACCATGTTATCATATACAATGCTAAACCGGTGAATAGTAAATGGTCCAAGTTTAGAACCGCTTATACTGGTTACAAACCTAAAACCAGGATCAATAAATATATTATTGCATACATCTATCTGGTTATTCACCTGTTCGACCTTTTCTTTTAGATCTTCCTTACTCTTAGGATCTATTTCCAATTCGGTTACCTCACCACCTATAACATTGAAGGTCTCTCCGCATTTTTTACAGATAATGCTTACCTTATTATCTGAAGGACTAATTGTAACCCCATTTTCAGTACCGCATTTTGGGCACTTAAAGAATGATTTTTGAAATTTGCTCATGTTCAAAGTATTTAATTAATGTTTAACATTATATAATAGGTCGAAAGTAATATTTAATGTACTGGTATTATTCCATAGTAATATGATTGATCAGCTCTGATATAAGCTTGTAGTCTTTCTCTCGATGATAAGCAAGTTTCTTTGAAAGCATGTTTTCTAGATTTGCAAAGGGATAAGCAACAGTTCCCTCATTATCCAGTCTACTGAAGCTACTTCCCAGGATAACCGAATTATCATTGTTATCAATTATGATAAGGTTAATGATAACTCCCTTGTAATAGAAAGCAACATTATTGGTATTATAAGAGGGATCCATTTTAATATCGCTGGCATCGATAAGAGTTTGGATAGTAGATTTTATTGATAGGTATTCGGGTTTATTAATAAGTATATCCACGTCTCCCACCATATATTTATGCTTTTCAGCAAACTTAGGAAATTGCTTATATAAAGCAACTCTGCCAGTAATAGCAGTTTGTTCTGCAATACTGTTCTTTATTAGAATGTCAGCATAGAAGCTTTCAATAGCTTTGGTATACTTCTCTTTGGTAAAAACTTTGTTAAGCATAATTTTTATAATTTAAAGTGAAACAATTTATTTATATGCAAATATACTACATTTATTTTATATATGCAAATTTTATTTTATAATAAGCTGAGCTAAGTACTTATTGTTGTGGATTAGATCTTATCTTTTAGATCTTCCTTATTTTTGGGATTTATAGGTAGTGCCTATCTTCAGTTCCTGGGAACTGAAGATATGACATCATAGTACTTATGATTTATATAGGATACGAGTATTTATGCCTATTCTTCGAGAGATCTATAACCTTCAACCCCTGATCCATATAATAATTCTTTCTATGCCTACTATGCCTAGAAAGATATTTGCCCGGGTAAGCTAGATCATCCAAATAAACTCTACTCTTAGTTTTACTGGTTCTTACTAATCGTCCAAGGAACTGAATAGATTTTTCCTGAGAATCCATAGAGGATGCCTGTATCATACATCTCAATAAAGGAAAGTTTTTACCACGAGCTATAATGGTAGTGGATATTAGGATATCTATATCACCACTCCTAAATTTATTCATTATATCTACTCTCTCTTTAGTTGGAGTATTTACATGTACACAGGCAATTTTATATTTCTTAAGTTTATCTTTTAAGAATGTATAAAGATTTTCTGCATGTTTAACATATTTGCATACTACGAGAGCAGGAACTCTGCCGTATGATAAATTATATTTTAATCGGAATAATACCATTTGCCAATTACGAGTATTATTCGTAATCATATCATCATATAGATCCTTATAATCAGTATATTTTGATTCATAGTTACCATACCAATATTTCCCAGGAACTATCTTCACTATGGTATTAGTAGAATAACCCTTTTTAATGGATTCCTTTAAAGTGAATTTAGCTATTTCAGGACCAAAGAAAGATTCAAGGTTAAAGTTCTTAAGTTTATCCTTTGCTAACTTACTCATATAAATGGTTCCAGATAAACCTATTCTTACCCGGGTATTATATAAATGAGTTATAACGCTTTGATACATTTTATTGTTTGCCAAGTCAGCCTCATCTACTAATACCATATCAATTTTAGATAACTCCCTTTGATAGGTTTTTATATTCCGGGATATAGATTGAACCATACCTATAGAAAACTGAGACCAATTATTTACTTTACTACCCTGAACATAGGTTATATTCTCATTGGGTAGATATTTACAAAATTCATCTTTGGCTTGTCTTAACCAATCGGCATCATTAGTTATCAATAAAGTTTTCAGTTTCTTTTTAAAGGATAGATACAAGGCTGACATAATTAAACTCTTACCAGCATTAACTGTATAGTTTATTACACCAATAGGATAAGATATACCCAATATCTTATTGTTTATAACGGATTCTACGGCTTTAATTTGTTCTGGCCTTAGTTTATATTCTCCTATAGACCTTATAGATTTATCTACCTTAGGTATTGGTAACCTTTCATCTAATATCCTAAAGTCTTTATACCCATAGCTATGTAATAGGTTTACTATCCTGGGTAACATACCAATTTTGAATTGTCCTCTGGCAGAAATAAACTTCACCTTACCATCCCAATTAGCCATACCTCTGGCTCTGGTTCTTAAATAAAAGGCATTTGGATGTCTTATTGACAAATCATTGTATAATTTCAATGCCCACTTCTGAGGTATATCAACCTCTCCTACATTACAATTTTTAATAATTATCCTTCCCATGATTATTTTATTTTATCCCATAAACTACCTTCATCCTCCTCTTCTTCATCTGATTCGGATTCTTTGCCCATAAATTTATATAAATACTTATTATACCTTGCTATAGACTTATCACTAGTTAGTGAAGAAAGTTCCGGTATCCCATTACACCAAGATAAACCCTCAAATTGAGCTGTGATATAATCTGGATAGTTATATAACCAATCCTTATCTTTCAAGAAATAATACAACTGAATAAAGTATTGATACTTATTCATGTCTTTCTCAAAGGATTCTAGTATACCCGTTTTATCTGCAATTTTCTTTACATAATAATCGTGCATATCCTTTATTATCCTCTTATCCTCTGAGGATAATTCCATGTATTCTTTCTGAGCTACATAAGTTTCGGTTATAACCTCTTGCATAGATATAAGCCTTTGAACTAAATTATGGGCATTGTTCATTTTAGATATGCCTATCTCTATGTATTTTATAAAACCTTCCCGGGCTTCCAATTGGAAATCCTTACAGAAGATATTACATATCTGAGCTAACTTTTTGCAATTAGTCCATTCCCTTTGTTGGGTTTCATTTATTTTTCTTACTCCTCGATGTTTTAATTTTATACGGGTAGCATATATAATATCGGCTACCAAATAGGCATCTCCCGTATTTGCTAGTAATATATTGTTAACTTTCTTATCAACTTTTTTACTGTTAACTAATATACTTCTAGAATTTAAAGCCGTTTTCTTAGCATAAATTAACACATCTCTTACAGGTACATCAATCCCTAATTTATCGAAAATAATCTTCAACTGAGTACCCGTAACATGGATTGAAGGTTCTCTTTTCATATACTTTTTATTTATAAATATGAACTACTGTATCATAATGAGTTCTTCATAGAAATGAGTTCTTGATAGTCTTGGTAATGATACTTGTACACATAAGATAAAACTTTGTTTTTACCCAGGTCATTACAATCTTTACCATCTGGTAGATATACCACTTTTACCTTTTTATAGGCTACCAATTTTAAAGCCAGGTTTATAGCATAGGCTTTAGCATCTGGATCTAGTAAAATAATGAATCTTTCTACTGGAGACTTAATAAGTTCGTTTACTTGATAAGCACTTATAGATTTACCCATAGTAGCTATGGCATTATTTCCCATGGTTAAAGCATTAAAAGCTCCTTCACATATAAATACTTTATTATACATCTCTAAAGCATCATGATTATATATGATAAACTCTTTACCTAAACCAGTAGTATCCTTATTGGGATTAGAATATCTTGGACCAGATCCTAAAACATTCCTGGCATTATAATACCTAAGTTCATTACCATAAAAAAAGGGTATTATCAAATATCCAAATAGATTACCCTTGTTACAATAACCAACTCCTTGAGAAGATAACTGATCTATATCAAACCCTCTATGTATAGCATAATTCCTTATTGACCTAGCTAACTGGGATTTACCGAACTTAATATTTATAAACCCCTCTGGAAGATATACATCTTTCTTTTCGGCTAATTCTATCTTCTCCTCTTTAAACTCTAAGTCATTGAAGTCTCCCTTGTTTAAGAAATGCAATAGTTCTCCATAATTATCGAACCCCTCTATATCCATAATTAATTGAGCTGGAGAAGGGTGGGCATTACATCTAAAACAATTACATCTATACAAGGATAGGTTTACTCCTAACTTCTCTACCCTATGACAATATGGGCATACGGGTATTCTCATCCACCCATGTTTATAATCCCAAGCTCCTAACCTTTTTACAAAATAGGTCTTTAACTGGGATTTAAATCTATTGGTTATCTTCATGCTCTTTTAAGAAATTATTTATACACTTCTTTATTTTCTTAATATCTCTTATACTAAGACAACCTATTGAGGTATATTGCCATCCATTTTGACTTATACTTAAACAATATCCTCCAAACCGTTTTGTAATTTCTACTATTGGTAATCTCTTCTTTTTATCCATATTATATATCTCCACTAAGTTTATTACGTTTTTCTGGATCAGCATCTGGATTCACTTTCTTAGTTTTACCCTTGAGTTTTTCATCCAGTTTAGAACCATAAATCTGGTCATAATTCTTTCGTTGATCTTTGGTAAACTCTACTGCCCTTTGTCTATCTACATCTACCTTAAATAAAGCTCTTCCGAAAGGAACTCCATCTCGGTTAACTACTATCTCCAATCTTTGGATATTGTCCTTCTCCTCTTGAATAGTAGCATTTAGACCTAATATACATTGGGCATTACGAACAATAGATATAGCTCCAGATATGTCATTTTCCTCATACCTAGTTTCTCTATGTTTAGCACCTTCTCGAGTAATGTGGTTCGCAGTCCATATACAATCTAATTGCATTTCATCGGCTAAATTTTGTATATCTACATAGATATTGGATATTCTATCGAAATCCTCTTTATCCCTATTTATTGAAGCTAGCTTGGCTGCATAGTCTATCATCACTACCCTTATATCTATACCCTGATTACGTAATTTAATAATCATATTCCTTATATAATTACAATCGGTAATCATAGCAGGGACTCTATCGACTATAAACTCAACTCCAAATCTAGAAAGCTTTCTCATATGTTTAGCTTCCAGTTTATCATAGTCTCCAGAATATAATTCCTTTTTAGTTTTATTAATAGAAGACTGGATCATTCTATCCATGATCTGAGTTTTACCGTTTTCAGTGTCTATATATAAAACTGACTTCTTCATCCTAAGATAACCTCTTGCAGTATTAATTAGAAAGAAGGTTTTCTTAGCTTTTGGTTTATCTAATAATACTATTACTGAACCAGAAGGAAATCCGTTAGCATTGGTAAGTTGATTCAATTGTCTGAACGGAGAAGGTATTACATCTGGTTCAGCTTGACGTTTAAATTGTCTTTCTGTTATGTCCCTAATGAGATATATGGGTTCATCCTCTTGTTTAGGCTTAGACTTCTTAAGTATTTGATCTACCTTCTTAGCATATTCTTCATATTGGTCAAAGTTGTTCAGGTCAAAAGAATCATTAAGGTTCTTCATCTCTATATAGGTAGAAAACTTATAAATCTTATCTTGAATAAAGTCCGAATCTTTCAGTGGCTCTTCGTATAGGTTACGTATAATCTTAAATATATTAGGAATATCATCCTTAGTAACTAAATCAACGTATTCTTTAGATTCTAGTAACTCCTTCACTACCTCCTTTAATACATTTTGAGAAGGAACATGTAAAGTCTTCTTATAATACTTAAACAATGCCTCGGCTATTAAAGCATGCTCTATTAAAACTAGGTAACTGGGCTTAATACGTTTTATCATCAAGCCCATCTCCTTTCCCTGGATTAGAAACCTTAAGATCTCTAATTGGAAATCCGTACTAAATTCGAACTTAACCTTACTACGACTATTCATATTTCTTAATATTTTATTTACTAATAGTTATAAGTTAGTATAGTAGGTGGAAACCCGCCAGTACTATGGACTACTAATCATAGACCACCTTTCAATCCTCAGCTATTTTTATAAAAATATGTATATTTATTTGCATATATAAAATAAATGTAATATATTTGCAAAAATTATATTAAATAACCCGTATTATGAGGAGAGAGAGTTACAATGGTTCAGAAATACATAGACTAAAACCTATGAAATCCTATGATAACAAGGTTTTTATGAAAATGTATAATCTGTGTAAACCAGTAATTAAGAACCTGGTATATCACATAGATTATAGAAGATTTAACCTTACTCAGGATATCATAGAATCCTACTTCTGGGATAAGATGTTATATGTATTTAATAAGTACTATGATTCTTCTACTGAAGAACATCTTAAAGCTAGAATATTAGCTTCATTAAGTACTTATAAAAATAAGTTATTACGTTATGCTTATAGTGATAAAGCTTCCTATAATCAGAAGCTATCTAAGTTGGAGGATTTATTAGATAAGGATAAAGAAAGTTTAGATGATTCGGAAGATAATGAAGCATTATCCGAGATGTGGAACATGTTTACGGATTATATGTATAAGAATTTATCCGAAGATGCTAAACTTATATTTGAGTGTTTAGTTAGTCCTCCCCCATATATAAAAGAAAGAATCAAAGAGGGTAGTAGAATAACTAACATGATATTATTAGAGTTTTTTGATATGCCCCGTACTAAGAGTTCCCTAAAATATATTTCGGAAATAAGGGAGGATATAGATTATTGGTTAGATAGAGCTAAAAAAGATTTACACTACTAACACACAAAAATAGGGTAGAGATAATCTCTACCCTATTTTAATGATTATTTTTTACGTATCAATACTAACGTTATATGTGGAGGTAATATTACTATAGACTTCTGAGATGTCTGTGCTTCTGCCTTATCCTCGTTGTTTATGGGGTTAGTAGTATAACCCCATTGCCTATTGTCATCATCATAGTGTTTATGTAAATTGACATAAGTAGCAGAAGCCTTACCACTCCATACATTTATAGAAGGATCACAATCTCCGGTAGTTAACATTGGGTTATCTCTTGGACCTGATTCTCCACTCATAGCTACATCCTGAACTCCTAACATATGTTTATGCAAAGGCAGTTCTGACTTGTCTATAGTAAATTCATAAGTAGAATTAAATCCTCCAGTCTGGCCTGGTACATTAAAGTATATATTATCTTTAATGGTTAAACCACCCTCTTTATAACCTATTATAACTCGGCCTGCACCCTTATTATAAATCTCCCATCCATCGGGTATTTCCAATGATTCCCATAACATTATAGCTCCAGATGGAACAAGGGCATTCTTTAACTCATTCTGTACATACTCTTTTAAGGAAGATATTTGCTCATCTATATAATCAGTAACATTCTGACCTTCCTCATTATCCTCAGTAAGATTGCCAAACAAACCATCATACTTAGTTAAACAATCCATTACATATTTATGGATTGAAGCTGTATATGGTATGTTATTTGGCCATTTATGATTATATGGTATTAAGCTATAATCTACCATTACTCCATCTACTGACCTTCTACCATATATGCCTATGATAGTAGAATATATATCATCACTGGGCTTTTCACTACCAAGTATGTTTTCAAATACTAAACCAGATAACCCTTCATAAGAGAATACCGAGGTATCATATAGATCATGATAGGTATTTTCATTTTCCCATCCATCCCATTTAGTGGGATCTTTAGATATTTGATATAAGTTGTAAAATGATGTTTTACTCTGTACATCGTTAGAGGTTATGTTTATATTATCATGGTTAAGATAGTATGCCTCAAATGTCAGAGTATCTGGCTTAGCCTCAGTATCAGGTCTATGCTTAGCAAATATAACTATATCATATTCTTGGTCACTTCCAGTGTTATTAGAATTAGCCAATGGTACAGTTATATCTTGATCTGTAGCATGTAAGTATCCATCTGAGGTTATACATACGTTAATAGCTTTAACATTCTTGTTTATAGCTACATTATGGGATTTTACCAAAGAATTAATATAGTTTATGATAGCTCTATTATCTTCTTTAGTAGAAGCCGAATAACCTATGGTTACTACATCTCCACTTTTCTTAAAGTTATTGAATCCACATATTGGACCAATACCCTTGGATATACATATTGCCTGACTTAAATCCCAGGACTTCAAGATATTTTCGAAATTAAAAAAGGTTTTGTAACTATTAGCCATATCTCTTATTTATTAAGGTTGTGGTAAAAATCTAACTTTATATTATCATAGACCATTTTTATATTAGTATAACACCTATCTTCATTATACCCGCTCTCATTATATATCTCAGATTTCATAGATTCTGATACCTGTTTTACCCAATTATCAGTTTCTGTATAATGAGATAATTTGTTTGATTGATATTTATATACATCAAACTTAGAGTTGATATCCTCGAATAGGTTTTGTACTAATTGGTGTATCTTCTCTTCTGTTTTTTTCCTATTTACTATATTGTTCTCTACTAGTATCCTTTTCACTAACCTCATAGTATTTAAAAAGGCTAGATCAAATATTGTGTTTGAAGTAGTTTTTATTCTCAACTGAGTTTCAGGTATTAAACCCTCTGAGATATCTTCTATTATCTCATTACTCTTTTTAACAGTTTCATTCAGCTGATTAAGTTGAAAAGTGTAATTGCTGATAATACCATTTATCAAGTTTTTAAACCATACGAAACAGGATATCATCAATGCAGCAGATAGTAGTAAAAATACTGCACAAATGATTACGGTTACACCATAGTCATGAATACCCTTAGCTAATTCAATAGAGGCGTTGGTAGCCTGAGATACTTTGTCTAGACTACCAACATTTGTTAAAAATAGATTTACCATAGAATCATTTATTTAAAATTAAGGTCATATCAGAATAGAACTGGTCAGTTTTATATATTGACTTTAACTGTAAGTTTTCTTTTACTACTTCTAATTTATTCCCAATTGTACAAACTGTGTTTACTAACTCTTTAGAGTCTTCATTGTTATCTTGTAGTATAACGTTTAATTCAGTAGTATCATCACCAGAATACCTCCTTAACCATAAATTACGTACTGATAACGTCCAGTAACCATCTGAAGGACCCGAAGAAGTATTAATAGTATTGAAAAAATCAGTGGTATCCTCATCTATTTCTTTTGAGCCAATACTAAGAGTAATGGGTTCTGAGTTACCGTAGGATAATACCAAATCAATACCAACTAACTGGTACTTAGTACCGGGTATCATGTTTTTAAACTTTACAGTTATACCATAATCCTTAGTTTCTCCAGTATTTTCACTGAAAGATATAGTAGCAGTTATTTCAGGATTGCTATCGCATTTCCACTTATAAGTACCGAAATCAAAGAAACTAATAACTAATGGAGATTTACCAGATGTTGGAGATGGTTGATTACTCTCTGGGTTTTTCATATCAGCCGATACTAAACTAACATCAACACCAGATATATAACCACCTTCTCCATCAAGTACTTTTAAAGTAGTAACATTATGACTACTATCCACTACTCCACCAGATGGATCAAACTTCATAGAAGCAGGTTCTTTAGATGATGATCCACCTCCTCCAATACACTTAAATGTACTTTTAGATAATATACCATCATATTCTACCTTTATAGTAGTAGTACCTATAGTTAGATTATAATCAAACTTATAAGTATCACCATATTGAGAAATAGGTGATTCTACTGATACCCATGAAGATTCAGGTAAACTAACTATACCTTGATTACTGTAAATCTTAACCTTACTAATATCAACATCTTGCATATATTCTCCCTTAGAATTTAATACCTTAAATGATATAGTGATAGTCTTGGGAGAATCCAGTATTTCAGTTTGTGGTTCTATCTCTATGGATTTAGGTCTGATTACCTCTTTTACTGTAAAGGTAGCAGTAAGTGATGGGTTATCATTAGATTTAAAGGTATATATACCAGGACTGGTTGCTCTAAAAGTAATGGGTGAACCATTTAGTGAACCATCTGGCATTATGATTTTATACAGATTAGAAGTTATAGCCTGATCATTAGTGTCAACTAAATGTACATTAGTATCGGCTGTACCAGAACTTGGCATTTCGGCTTCTTTAGGTTCACATACTATACTTTTAATAGTCTGAGAAGAACTTAATACAGTAAATGTAGCCATAGCCTTATCCTTATCTGATTCTCCTATTTGATCTATTACACTAGACTTAATTGTATAATTACCTATTAAGCTAGTATCATTAGGTAAACCCGTACCTATAAGAGTTATGGTAGAACCAGATATATTTTCAAAGCCTGGGACTAACTTTCCGTCCTTATATAAATTATACTTTAAACTATTTGATACACTAGGTTTATTCGAATTAATACTTACTTGTATTGTTACTTTGCCATCTTCTGGTCTGTACACTACAGTAGAGGGAGTACAAGTAATTACCACTTGCAATGATAGATCTTCAACCTTTACTTCACAATTGGTATATAACCCAGAATACCTAGTCCAACCTATATAATTATTTTCTATGGTATCACCTATATTATAGGTTTTACCAGTATCGGTACCAGATACATTAGATCCTTGACCTGGGTCATAATCTTCTGGTAAATGATACTCTCTTATGGTATCCACATATTCTGATGGTTCTCCGTTTATACCTCCAAGTATTTTAAACTTTGCTACATCATCTTCTGAAGCTAATTTATATACAGCTTTAGTAGTCTCAGTATTCCAATCTCCTTCTAAAGGAGAAATCCAGTTTTTAGTATCAATTGGTGATATGTAACTTATCTTTATATCCATTGAAGGTATAGGAGTATAGTTAACATATCCCAATTTAGAGGTCAACTGAATAGTGTAACCATGATTTATATTACCATTCCTAAGTATATCTACTCTGAATTTCAAAGGAACATTACCAAACCCATCTGGGAATAGTTCATCAAATCCACTAGTAGTTGGTTCTATTTTTGGTACAGTATATTTTATATCTCCCTTCTCAAATAGGTTAATCTGACTTGGGTCCATATCATACCAATAGGGAGTTATCATATATACATATGGCCATTCATCTTTATCTTCCTCAGTATTATTAGAAGAACTACCGCTAAATAGTAATCTACTCTTAGATTTAACTACTAATCTTATACCACTAACAAATCTAAGTCCTTCGGTATCTTGTGATTCATCTACTGTTGGCCTTATTTTAAAGTTAAACGTACGATCTTCATCTGATGAAGCTATTACCTGAATACCCTGAGTATCTACGTTATTGTTCTTAAGGTAAACTGTAGATGGAGAAAAATCATATTTATATGAACCTTCGAATACTCCCCAACCCCTTTCTAATAAGTATGTACTTACGTTTATCTGATTTACATCGAGAGTACAATAGAAATAATAGGTTACTCCAGTAGATGGGGGAGTAAACAGATCTCCATTAGAGTATTCTTCAGTAGAGCCTATCCTTTTTATCTTTAGTAAATTGGGATTATTTACAAATCTTGGATCTTTAGTTTCTACTATAAGCTTTACTTTAAAATCAGATAGAGGTTGATCATTAGATTCTTGAGATGCTACATATTCGGAAGTATAATTCTCCACATCATCATCAGGTTTACCCATCAGTACTTTATAGGTATATTCAGGATAAGCCATAACATTATATGACCTGGTTGCTTGTTGATTACCCTTAGTATCTAATAGGTAAAACTTATAAGTACCTGGTAATTTAGCTTTATATGTATTACCAGATACTTCAAGATTACTAGGACTATAGTATACCTGGATATTATTATCTATAACTGGTTTTTCTTCTTCTACACTGTTAGATCCCCACCTTATAAAGTTACCCTTGTAATCTTCTATTTTCTTACGAGTTTCTCTAGAATGAGTAAGTACTTTAAAGGTTATAGGAGAACCTTCTTCATCCATAGTATAAAGGGGTAGGTCTTCATTATAACCGTCTACCTCTATGTTGAGTATGTAGGTATCTATACTTACTAACTTATTTATTTTAATTGGGTTAGTAGTATTATCGCTATATACATTTTTAAAGATATACTCTCCTGGACCATTAACTACATATACACCATAATCACTGTCTCCAGGACGTATAGCATTACTCCAAGTAATACCTCCATCCTTAGATACCATATATGGCTCATTTACTTGAGTATCTCCTATTATACCTACAGAAGTTACGGGTAATTCAAATGGCGATTTAAAGTAATCCAGATTTTCTGAATAGTTTACAGTTATGGTATGTTCTACAGATATATCATTACCTACCCATTTTATTTCATAACATACATTATATGGTATGAATTTATCTATGAAGTTGATTACAGATTGTTTAAAATCATTCAAACTATCAAAATCAGATAAATCTCCACTGTTTGGTATTGGTATATTGAAGGTTACCTTTATACACTGAGTACATCGATAGGTGTTATCAAAATAGGTATCCTTATCAGTTAAATTGTATTCACGGTCTAACACAGTAGCATGAGGCAATATCTTCTCAGTGTCAGTATTATAATCTCCTTTATAAGAGTAATTCTCTTTATACCAACCATCATAATCTAGAGCTTTAGTTGGATCTTCTATCAGATCAACACCAGAATCTTCTGTCCAAATGTCATATATAGAAAACATAGTTTTGAAAAACTTTTCAGTACCTCTCCACTTTAATAGTGTTATAGAGTACTTAATAATATCTCTCAACTTTTTATCTATGTCTTCTGTATTTGTATAAAATCCTACGGGTAAATTCTCTTTTAACCATAGAGATTCTTTGGCTGAAAAATTTGGGTCATCAAACCCCTTAAAATAATTAAACCATTTATTAGTATCTATGATGTATCTATTCGCATAAGGAATGCTGCCTAGCATATTCCACAAGTAACCCAAATAATATTTAGATGTAGTTTCTATGTTTAAATTATCTAATACACTAGATATTTCGGGAGTAATTACATCATCAAAATAGGTACCACAAATGTTTAAGAATTTTTCTAATATACCTTTACCATCGGAATCTTTATATGTATCATGAGATTTAAAATAGTAAGGCAAAAAATCTATTAAGTTCATGGCTATACTGTTTCGGTTATATTACAAGAAAGATTTTTCTCATAGAACAAAGCTACATTATAATTAGAAGCCTCATAGTCAGAATTAATGGCTCCCAAATAGATAGAATATTTGTATCCCATCTGTTGAGAATTTCCATTTACATTGATATAGAATTCATTATCATTCTTTGTATCCTTAATGAGTACATTACTACTCATATTTAGTTTATCTGAAATGAATCCTCCACTTTCAGAATAAATATAATAGGTATTAGAAGATAACACTTCGATGATATAATTCAAAGGAGTATTAGCCTTCTTAAGGTCAAAGCTGAGTATATCTATGGATGTACCGTATATTACTTTTGGCCATGGTGTTACATAGAACTTATTTATATGTAAGTAATCTACAGATTCAAGGTTATCTATCAGGGCATATAAATCGGATATACGTACACTATTACCCATGAGAGTACTTACAGGAGAATAAGCATTACCTAAAGCTTCTACTATTTGACTACGGATAAAACTACCCTTGTACCCTTTATTACCAGTAACGTCTATATCCAAATTTATGGATACTACACTAACCGATTTTACACTTAACCAAGTAGTTAAAGGAGATCTCAAAGAAATATATTCTTTTACCTTTTGACATAATCCTTCTGAAGCTACTGGGTAACCATTATCGGAAGTAACTGCACTTATGTAGATATTCATCTTTCTACCGCAGATATACTCTATATTAGCTTGATGTACTCCAGGGTACATTTCAGCTAGATCCTTAAAATCTTGCTTGGTTATGGCTACTTCCCGGGTATTTACACTTAAAGATATATGCCTCTTTAAAGTATCAAAATCTTCATAATCGGAACCTCCACTAGCAGGCAATGGGTTATTTATAGTAAAGTCTTTAAGTAAGTCTTCTCCATCATCCTGAGTATTACTACTGCTACTTATATACCCAGAACCAATATTACTCTTAGACCCATGAGTATATTTATAAGTAATGGTTACATCTGAACTGTGGTCTGTAGGTATTTTACCAAAGATGCCATCTCCAAAAACTATTATGGGTATACTATCCTGTATTACCACTTTAAAGTGATTATCTTTAGGACTTGAATTGGCGAATGAATTAACTAATGACCATTTCTCAGAACCTATGGTCAATTCCATACTACCTTCTACATAGTATACATCACCATTCAAATCTACTGATATGATATTATCATCTGGCAGTTTACCCATATTTTCAGTGTTATACTCATACTGAAATACTGATAAATAGGACATGGTTATACCCTGGGATATCTTATATTCCTTATCGGTATACCAAGTATAACCATAAGCAGTATCTATAAACTTACTGCCAACTGGTATCACAATATCTTTATCTGCTACACCTGTAAGTATAAGATCTGCAGAAGCCGATGTTGCACCTCTTGGTGAATAATCTACTAAGGCTGCATGTTTTAAAAGTGATGTGTATTTACGAGCGGTAAGTAAAAAAGTTTCTCTACCAAGATTATCAATATAAAAATGTAATACTTCAGCTATAGCTGAAAACATGGATATTATCAGTACTAAGATGTTTCCTTCTGATAAATCAGATATCAGTGGTTTATCTGGGTTGTTTGGATCTTTTATAGTTTTTAACTTATCCAATAGCTTTTGTTTAATATCACTAAAAGATCTTTCTAATGGGGTTAACCATTTATTACTTAGTGCCATAGTATAATGAGTTTAATGATTATTAATATTATCAAAATAAATCTCTAATGATTGTTGATCCGAACTTTGATCTATAGTGTATAAGATGTTTAAGAATATCTTGTCTCCTTTAAGATATCCTTCTACATCCTTGAATTTTATACGTGGCTCCCACTCTTCTATAGATTCACGTATAAACTGATTAGTTATATATAAAAGTAATGGTATCGAGGGTTCTTCTAGTGTTTCCCATAGCCTAGATCCATAATACTCTTGCCTAAATCTCTGATATATCTGGTGTTCAAATAAAGATCTAAGGTTATGTTTTATTAAATCGGGATCTCCAGAAACTGGATACCATCCACTGAGGTTTGGGTTTTTTGGGTTTTTAGTTATAACTATTGGAAATAGTACACCCTTACCTATTAAAGTATCATTTATGTTATTATCCATCATTGCTTTATTTTAGGATTTTCATAATCTGATTTATTAAATTTAGTGATAGGTTTACTAACCATGTTGTTAGTAACTCCACTAACACTTGTACCAGAAGTTACACCAGAATGTGTATGAGTATTGAAAGCATTTCTTAGTGTTTCTATCTCATTTACCAGGTTATTGAGTTTATCAGTTAACTCCTGTATCTTTACTAAACCTTGGTTATTGCCTTGATTAAATACTACGGTATCTTCACAATCTATAGAAATACGACCTTTAGTATATACAGTTACTTCTCCCGTATCTTCATTGATGAGGAATTTATGACCACTTTTAGTAATTATACCAAATACGTTTATATCCTTAAAATCTTCGGGTATATGTTTTGGATCTACCCATCCTAGATAATCCCAAACTGGAGCTCCAACATTTCCTTGTTGAAATAGAGCTATTACTAAATCGCCCTTTTTAGGTATAGGTTTCCTTGAACCAAATCCCTTAGAACCATAGTGAGATTTAGCAAAAGCCCAAAAAACATATCCTTCATTTATCTGATAGTTTATTAATTGTAACCTACCCATATTTAAAGGGTCTTTATTATCTAGTACTTTGCAAATATAAAAAGAATAATATCTACCAAAAGTTTCTAATCCTTCCTCTGATAATATGCTAAACCCGCCCATAATTTATCTTTTTACTAAATTTAATATAGTTAGATATCCATTACTATCTATATTATGAGTACAATCCCTGATATACCATTTACCAGACCATTTTGAACCAACATTATAGATATTAATGTACTTATAGTTAGTTAGACCTGGTTTACCAACTACGGTTAATTCACAAGTCTTTTCTAACTCAACCTGTTTAGATAGAGCATTTTCTAAAGCTCCAAGCCTATTACTCAAGCCTGATATCTGGTTAGCTATCTGGTTCTTAAGTTCATAGTTTTCTTTAAGGATCTGTATATCTGGAGATTGATCAGCAGATCTCATGATAACATCTCCAACACTTACTTGACCTTGCTTAGTACCTTCTACAGTATATGCTTCTACTCTTAAAGCTTTCTCCTTATATGTTTTGGGAGATACTCCAGGAGCCATACCTCCAGAACTGGTTACTATAGTAGAAGCAGACCTCTTAGTAACTGTTATTGGTTTAGAAGATATTAATACTTCTCCCGGATACAAGTAACTATTTGGATCCAACGGATCTGCTCCGGCTTTTACTGGAGATGTTCTAACTACCCTAGAAGTTTTACCTCTATTAAAGGGTTTACCTTTTAACCTGGTTACATTGTATTTTGAATTAAACAGTTTACCATGTTTTTTCTTAAAGGATTCTAAATCTCCACCTTCATAATAAAGAGTAGCATAATCTCTAAGGAACTCTAGATATTCTTGGGGATGCTTTTTAGCATACTCTTCCATTATGTTGTTTACAGCTCTTGGTGATAAAGCATTTACGTCCAGGTTATTAGATACATTACCCTTCTTTACATCAGATAATACCTTAAACCTTTTCTTTAAACTACCCAGATATTTTTCTTTATCTTTACTATTACCTATGTATTTTTCTGTTGGATCTCCAGGAGCTTTACTACCATATATAGTAGCAACCCGGGTAGCATCCCTCGGAGCATAATCTCTAATCTCTAATTCATACTTACTATCAGGAGATAAGTCCTTTATCTGATTATCTATAGCATCCTTTAACCGATTGTAAGCAGAACTAACTTGATCATTGTAGGGATCTTTAGGATTTATACGATTTACTCTCATAACGGGATTACCCGAAGTACCTCCAGTATACTTAGTCTGTAAACTAAATGAAGCTCTAATAAATTCTCCATTTTCATCTTTATAGGTATAATCTGGTACATCTGAAGTATCCTCGAAATCCCTATTATGTACATAGATAATACCCTGAATAGAATCTATATACCATGGACCTCCGGGTATATTCTTAAAGATATTATTCAACTGAGAGTATACATTATTACCAGCTACCCCATTAGATGTATTAAGTATAGCCCTTAAATCATCGGGTAACTGGTCTATATCTGGAGTATCATCCAACCCATTACTAAATAGGATTGTTCCTTTAGTGTTATCTATTATTGGTTTAGAAGCTTGTACACTTTGGAACACTGGATGATTAGCTAATTCTGTACTTAACATATTAAAACTTTTTAATGATTACACCAACATCATATCCACAACCTTCTTTAAGCCATTTTAAAAAAGTATCATTACCCGATAAAGGCGAATAAGGTTTTTTATATTTCATCAAATCTGATTTGTCCTTAGTAAGGATTGTAATAGTTACACCATTATTATCAAATACAGCATCTATTTGCCTTATAACAGTAGATAATATTGGGCTTGTTAAAAATGAACCATCAGGAAATATATATCCATACTGTATAAATATTTTAGAGTTTTCTTGTAGACCCGAAATATCTATGGTGTTTGGATCTTCGCTTCTGAATATAAGTTTACCTTCATTACCTGGGTTAGTATTTTTCCTAAATCCTCTAGAACTCCTAGAATTGGCCTCTTGGAAAGTATACCTAAAGGAATCCATGTATAGTCCAAGAGGTAAATTCGTTAAGGGATTTAGTATAGGCTGAGAAGCTTCATCAAATAAAGCTATGTATGGTGTACCGGTACCAACATATAGTGTTGGCTTTTCGGGTTGTTTACTAGATTTAACTGTTGCCATAGTATTAGATATTAGGTATCTTCAATATCATCCCTGCTTTCAATTCATCAAAGGGATTTAGAATCTTATTTAAATCAGCTATATAGTACCATTTACCAGAATCTCCATAATAAAAAGCGGCTAAACCTTGTAGCGTTTCCCCTTCCATTAGAGTATGTAATTTATAATCTAGAGTTTCATCCCAATTAATAGGAGCATATTCTTTTAGTGTTAAGTTATCTTCTGGTATTGATACCTGTATGTAGTCTAAAAAAGGACTATCAATGAAATTATCAGAATTAAGTATCATATTATTCTATGTTTTGGTTGTTCAACTTTAATCTACTTATACCATCAGAAGATATTATCTGTTCTGAAGTAGTATTGATATTGTTAACTCTTTTAAATACCAAAGATTGTACCGCTGTCATTGGATAAATATGATCTCCTATTATCATATTACCCTGATGGTTATCTCTTATATCTATAGCCATATCTTTGAGAGTATAAGAAGCTGAAAACAGTATGAACTTATATCCTTTGAATATGTCATTGTCTGAACTGTTACCAAACAGTAGTTCTAGTATAGGTGGACTAGACAGGTACCCATTGGATTTACTCCAAGATTCTAACAGCCTACATTTTAACAGTACCTCATCCCTATTATTAGGATCATTACAATACCAGGATACATCGAAAGATATAGTATCTTCAGAACCAGTATATTGATAGAAGGGGTTATTCCTTCCCATAGATTTTACTACAGCCCATGATGTTTCTGGCTGAACCTCTAATTGACTTGGTCTATTCTGTATCTTAAGTACTTGATACGGTGATATGGTACGGTTTATAATATAAACTCCTACATCTTTACGATGACTAAGCTTATATGATTGCCACAAAGGTATTTTACTGTGATCATAGTTATCCTTACTTACATCCACATATCTATAATCTAGGGACCTATTTAAAGGCCTATACATAGAATGATAAGCTCCGGCTATGGTCATATGAGACCTATCTGCTCCCAGTCTATTAGCTTCATTTACTATTGTAGATTCTGTACTTATTGGTGATAAGTAGGATCTACTAGTAGATCCTACTATAGCCAGGTGTGGTATACGGTTTGGGTTTACTATATCCTTTATTGAAGGTTCTGCCTTTGGTTTTAACCCATTCTTTACAAACCTATCTCTAATTATCTTAGCTCTCCACTCTGTCAAATTCTTATTAGACTGTACAGCTGATATACTTAAAGATACTATAGAGTTAGAACCTCTTTTAGTTATTTGACCTATTATAGTTGCCATAGTATTAAAATTTAATAAATTATACCTAATTGATCTAAGTCATAGGTTGAACCATCAGTAAGAGTTCCCACATCTCTACCATTTATAGTTAAAGCAACTCTGGTTACTCTATCAGTCATACCCTTAGCAGCTGCTACAACGGCTTCATCTCTTTTATAGTTAGGTATGAAATATGGGTTATAATTCGTTTTGAAAGGATCCAATATTACATAATCCCTCATATCCCGGGTTACTGAAAGATCTTTATTGGTACTAGTGTTACCAGCTATGCTTGATAACAGGTCTATTATCTCGGGCATAAAAGTAACCAAAGTAGCTACTCCCCAACCCCAACCGGGTAAGAATCTACCAAGCATAGCTCCTATTCCTGTAATCTTACTCAATAGTGAACCACCAAGTTTAGTAGCGGCTTTAGTAGTTGCAGCTGCTGCAGCACCTTTACCAGCAGCTGTTGCAGCGGCTTTAGTAGCTGATGTTGCAGCTGATGATGTACTACCTGACATGGCTTTGCCCAATATTAAAGCTGATAAGGTGTTATCTAATCCAGACATGGATGATTTACCATTCTTACCTTTCCTTTGAACCCATAAAGCTCCAGTAGCTGGGTTGATACCCATCTTAGTTATAAGACCAGAATTAAGTCCAACTAGTATACCCATTAATCTGGTGATATTACTTAGTTTGGCTTCTGTAGAAGTTAAGGCAGCATTTACTGAGGTTACTCCTGCTTTTAATGCAGTAGTACTACCTGCAGCAGTTTTAAACCCAAGACTTATCATCTTTATATTCATAACTGCCATCTTTACACCATTTACTACTAATCCCAGGGCTGATACTATACCTAAAAATTCTACAGTCTTTTTACCTACAGGAGTTTGTATAAAATCCTGAACTGTATCTATTATCTTAGTAAGACCTTGTACTAAAGGTGTAAATACAGTAAGTACTTCTCCTAAACTAACTCTTAAGTTCTCCCAGCTTGATTCTAGCATTGATAATCTACCAGCGGGAGTTTCATTGAATTCTTTTATAGTGTTGTCTACTCTACCCTGGTTTTCATCATATGTACCCATAATCCTAGCATAAGCATTACTGTTAGCCATATCTCTAAGCATAGTAGCTACAGCTCTAGAACCACGAACCTGGAATATCTCATTCCATAACTTTATTTTATCTTTATCGGTTACTCCATCGAAAGCCTTATTTAAGGTTTGGAATATAGTCTGTAAATCTTTAAGTCTACCTTGAGCATCAAAGAAATCTTTCTGATCCAATCCTAAAGCCTTCAATCCCATGTAACCTTTCTTCCTAGCTTCTGAAGCAGATAATGATAGGTATCTGATCATGTTGCCTAAAGCAACACCAGCCATTGAACCCTGGATACCAGAGTTACCCATTACACCGATAGCTGCAGCCATCTCTCTAAGAGATATACCTGCATTTGCAGCATCTCCCGCAGCATACTTAATTGATTCGGCCAAATCAGGCAATGACATGTTAGCATTTGTTACAGCTGTATAAATATCATCTCCAACCTGTTTTACTTGATTCATAGGTATAGAGAAGGTAGACATAATATTGGTCATCAAGTCTGCTACTCCACCCTTACCTCCTACGGGTGTACCCAATATAGTACCCAACTTAGCAATGGTAGGGATCATGGCTTTTATGGCTTCGGTTTTATTACCAGCCATTGCCAAAAATCTTTCTGCTGATGCTATATCTGCTGAAGTAAGTGGGGTTATCTCATTGACATCTTTAGCTAATTGTAATAATTCGTTCTGTTGACTATTGGTGGCTCCAGCTATCTTAGAAGCCATCCATACTTCTTTCTGTACTCCAGCTGAATACCTATAAGCATCAGCCATACCTCCAACAACAGATAAAGCAGCGGATGTAAGGGTTCCGCTGCTAGAGTTTATGGCTTGTTTATAAGTATTAACTTCACTCATCAATTGACGGAAGTCTCTAGATATAATACCAGCTTGAGTAGAAAATCTATTTTGTAGAGTAATGGCTACACCAATATCTACTAAACTTGATCCAGGATTAAACATGATTATTAGAGGTATTAATTTTTTTCTTTAAATCTTTTAAGGCTCCGATATAAGCTTCAGCTTCATCCAAAAAGTACTTCCTTACTCTGTAGGGAAGTACTAAAAAGGTGAGATAATCTAACCTTATCTCACCTCTTACTAATTTAATAAATTGAGCTGAAAGATCTAATCGGAGAGGCAAAAAAAACTTGGAACTCCCATGATACCAACTATACCCTTTTCTGATGGGTTATTTGGATTCTCTACTTCTATATTTGAAGTAAATACGGGATCTATAGCCGATACAAAATCTCTTATCTCCTTCATATCTCTTACTGAGAAGCATGAGAAATTGGTTACTCTCTCGTATTTACCATTTACGTTCAACTTAAGGTTCTTTGCAATAAGCTCTGAATTTCTGGTTCTCTTAGATTCAGGCAGATTTATGATGTATCTTTCACTTTCACCATTAAGTAAATCTATGGTTAACAGTTTACCTGAAGAAAGCGAAAACTCTATGTCTTTAGTTTTTATATGACCTTCACTATCACAATCTCCCGGGTAGTAAGGTAAAGCAAAAGGTTTACTATCAAGTTCTTCCTCAGAAGGAGCTTTGCTATAGTCTTCAAAAACTAACTCATTAAGATCTTGTTCAAACCCATAACTGGTACCATCATTGAATGTATAGTCAAATTCTACGGTATCACCCATAGAGAACATCCTATTTTTAATAAGGATATAATTTCTATCCAAAGCCGGAATAGCTCTTGATTGTTCTACGGTTAACTTACCTGATTTAGTAAAATCAGTAGATACTACTATGGCAGCTATGAATTTAGCCAAATTGGTTAAATCCTTACTATCTACAGGATTAGACAGGATATCCTCATCTGCACCGTTTTGTTCCCTTATGGTATACTTATAACCAGAGGGAGCCACTAAATCTAAAGTTCTAAGTTGAATGTCCATTGTTTTTAAAGTTTTAAGTGAATGAATATTTGTATTGTATAATAGTCTAAGGATTTACATAGAAAAGAGGTGAAACCAAAGTAAATTATGGTCCCACCTCCCATCCACCTAAATCCTTAATAAAAACAATTAAGTATTAGTATCGGTCTGCTGTTCCTACAGAAAATTCTATATTCTCTATAGTATTCTCCGAAGCAGTTCTATCGAAATCCATGCCGGTTATCTTAGTAGGCCATACCTCTTCATAATGATGAGTGTTTAATATGGTTACTCCATCTTCTGCAAGATCATTTACCTCTACTACTTCCCAGTAATCTTCTGGAACTAAACCTCCACCAAGTATCATATCTTGACAAGAGTTTAACCAGTCCCATATCCATGTATCTGAACCTGCAGTAGTAAGGAGTTTTTCTATTACTAAGTTACCTACAGTAACTCTACCCGCAGTTTTTACATCTCGGTTTATATCTCCATGAGTTACCTGGTCTATCTCTATATCCGGTAATGTAACCTTCTGACACAGGTACGGATTTATAGGGTGTTTTGGGAAAGAAACACTGAATAGGAATTTCTTTCTTGGATTTTTTACTTTTGCTCCCATATATAAAACATTTTAAGCGTTATCAGTTGAATCTATAGATACAGTACTTGAAGCTGCATCTATAGTTATTACTATAGAGATTTCTTGCATAGGCACTACATCTTTATACTTAAGTATAGCCTTGTATTTACCCTGCCTTACATCAGCTTCATTGTTTACTTCAAGATTAGAGTAGTCAGTTGCATATTGATCACCCATCCAGGTATACTCTGACATAGCATTCTGGTCTACCAAGCTATCAAGCTTCGGTTTTACCTCTAAGTAGATAGACTTCCATGTATCCCATATGTTAGGTTCCTCTATGTACTTCTCAAGTATTGGTCTAAGAGTTTTCTTGAGATACAAGTTAAGTCTAACTATAGACAAGAATCTTTCAGAATCCTGTTTAACCTGAGAAGTGAATAGATGCCAAAGCATAGTCTGCTTACCCATTGAACTAGTGTCCTTAATGACTATCATGTTGATATAATTATGGGCCAGTTCATTTAAATCATCATACCTAGAAGGTGATCCATAGTTGGGACATACTGGACCTTTAGCATCGGTTATAATTCCTCGATTAGCCCCAGCGAATGACTTCCATGGACCATAGTTACTAGCCGAAGAATCACCAAGACCAAGTATGGTACCAATTACATCACAACTCTGAAGTCTTCCGGATTCATTATAGTACTTGATACCACCTCCGAAATATGCAATATACTTAGAGTTACCTATAGTATTCATAACTTCATTTTGCCAAGCTACCATGTCATCAATTTTGGTTAAAGTCTTAGGTATCTCTATATAATAGGTGAATTCCTGCAAACTCTTTATTTCTTCGGCAATCTTAGTATGTATGTTGAGTTGATACTCCTTGTTGGTCTCTTCCTCTTCATCAAATACTCGATTGTACAATGATGAACAAGTTATCTGGTATACATCAACATAATCCTTGATGGTATCGAAAGCATTAACCCAATCATCTACTGATCCCGGGTATTCTGCATTTGGCAGTTCTTCGTAGTTAGGCTGTATAACTTGTACCTTCTCATTACCACTATTCCAATCAGTTACAGTAAGCTTATTGGTTGACTGATCATATTTCTTTATAGAATCTATGAGCTTATCAAAGCTTACTTCATCAAGATTACCCTTACTATCTACAGGCTGGAAGTATGATGTATTGCTTATAAAGTCATACAACATCTGATAATCTACAGTAGTAGGGTTAACTTCAGTAGAATTCTGATAAGAGAAGATGTTTCCACTTTCTACTTCGGTATTTGAGCTATCCTTAATTGAGTAAGTATAGTTTACTATACCCGAGGATTCTCTCTTTTTAAATGTTACCGTATAGGTATCATCTTTCTGTCCGTTGATCTTTACTCCAAGCTTTAGAGTACCTAATTCACCAAAGGTTAGAAGAGTAAATGTTGGCTGACCTGCAGCACTTGCAAGTTCAGTCTCATATTCATCGGCCATCAATACACCAGCACCGGGATCTGAGAAATTTCCTGGCTGTAGAGTTTCACTGGCACATACTCTTACTACTCGTAATTTAGAACCTAAAGCCAAAGCTTTCTTAACGTTTGAAATAGTACCATCTGGCATAACTTCATCACCATATATCCTTTGGAACTGTGGCCATGAAGTGATTATCTCCGATGGGTCATTAAACGGACCTTTAGTAGTTCTTGTTATTATACAAGAAACACCGTTTAACGGAGTACTTTCTTGAACATTGTTGTTCTCAAAAGTAAATTTAACTGAAGGTGAATTTGACATATCTTTGAATATTTAGTTACCTATTTAATAAATATCTTATAGTATTGTATTATTGTGGTATATGTACCTTAGTCATATCTGATTCACTCTTACCGTAAGCCCCTATTAAGGTAATTATATCATTAATAGGCTTTATATCACCATCTATGATATTAGAGTAATCTATGATACTATCGTTACAGGTATAACTGTATACCTTCTCTAATATACCATGCTCTTTATCATTGTAATCATAGTAATTGCCTATCTCTATATAAATATTACCTGTTGGCTGTACTTTCTGATTTACCCATTCATAGAAGTTATTCAGATATGGTACTAAATAACCTCTAGCTGGTAGTGACATATACATTATATTGTGCAATAACCTTAGGTCTGGCATATTATTGGCCACTAGATGAACATCTATGGTTATATCTTTAGTTTCAAAAGGATGTTCTACTCTATTATAATTGCCCTCGGTATTATTTTCTATGGCATATTTTTCCATACCAATCATACCTGGGTAATATGATTGTAGATCTAAGGTTATTCTTGGGCATTCTTTAGCTCCACGAGTTTGATTATTACCCACTCCAAATATGCTTACGAAGTTTTCAATATTGGCTTTATCTTTATTAAACCTATCTTCATTTTCTTGGGATATAGGTAGATAATCATCGGGATTCAAAGTTAAGCCCATCTTTATGGCAGTACTAAGTAAACTGGCATAAAAAGTTCTTTCAACAATCTCTTCAGAATTTACCATATTACTTAATCGTTAATTTAGTTTTATCACCCATACTCAAGTTATAAACTACAGAACCATAGAAACTTGTGTATCTATTTATAGCTTCCCTCAACCCCTTAACTACTTCCTTTTTAAGTCTCTCTTTACCTCCAGCTTGTTCATAAGCTGGTCTCCATAAGGGTCTAGCTGGTAAATCTCCATCACCTGAACCATACTCTAACATCCTAGCTATTTGAGCCATTGTCCTTTTACTTGATCCCTTTAGTCCAGACGGTCTTCTCAATCCTTGAGGTAATCCAACATATACTATACCGTTTTTACGGGTATTAATTCTTATATACCTAGCATAAAATCCTGATAAATACATTATTGGATGTGATCCCAAAGTTTTTGTAGTTGATTCTGCATGTGGTTTCCAACTAACTCCCTTTGGAGGAGTTCCCTTTTTTAAACACGTAGTAACTATCCTATAAAGTCTATCAGCAAATCTATTAGCACCAATACTATATCCTTGCAATAACAGTTTCGGTACATTATTTAAAAGATTTACTGCTAACTTATTTTTATTTTGGTTAACATATATCTTTATTTCCCCTAAACCTCTTAAGTCTATATTAGGTACTTTATTTGTTGCCATATAGTGTAGTTTATTTTAATTTCTAGAACTCTTCCCAGTTTATAGATATAAACTTATCATGATGTTCTCTATCCATAAACTTAGACCATTCTTTTAATATAAACCCCTTATATAAAACTTTATTTTCAATAAGTAATCGTAGGAGATTCATACAGGATAAAACTGAACATATAAAATCAGGATATAATCTGAAATATATCCAGTTAACTAAATAAGTTATATCACCTAATGATAAGTAGTCAGGTATATCTATACTTAAAGTATTAAGATGATTATTTATAGTATTGGGATACAATGGGCTATTAACCTTATCACTATGCAATAAACTAATGGCATATTCTGAAAGCTCAAGGTTAAATTTACCACCTACCCTTTTAAAATAATCATCAAAAGCCTTATCAGTACTATTGGTGTTTTTTTCAAACACTATATTATGTTGATCTTCTCTAATGGCAATAGGTAATATATCTGCACCTTCTGAGAGAATATCTGTTGTTGTAGTAGTCTCAGTTTCAGGGTTATCTATAGTCATATGATCAACGGGTTCCTCAATGGGTATTGATTCACGAGGAACCCTCTTTTTAATTATTACCATTCTACTCATAACTATATCTTTTGAAGTATTTTGGACATCATGTCTTTTAGTTCTCCCATATCATTCTTTAATTCCCCTACATTACTTTCTATCTGTTTAAACCTACCTTCGGTTTCTCTCTTCTGTTTAATAATAGGATTATGTTCAGCTAATACTTCATCACATAACTGAACTACCTTTTTATTGTAGGCTTCTCTATCTAACTCTCCCTGAGATTTATCTCTGAATATCTCCAGTTCTTTTAAAGCAACCTCTTTACTTACACATATTACGATATTATCTATTGTATATGAGACATCCTTTTCACTAAAGGTATATCTCAAACTGGGATTACGATTAGGTATACTTAACCTTAAATCTACTACTCTATCAGTCATACCGGGTATACTAGAATCGTAATGAGGGTCAGTACTACTCTCTACCTTTAATGGGAAGAGTGTTAACTTATCTTGATCTATTTGGCTCTTATCTATAATATAGATAGAAGCACCTTCTTTAATATCTTTAAATGTCATAATCGTATTTATTAGGTTTAGGTTATATAAAAATATAGAAAGCCAGTAATGATTAGTTACTGGCTTTCAAGTAGAGATTTAAAATTATGATGCAGAAGAAGAAGCACCTATAGATACTACCACAGAATCGTTGATAACATATCCATAAGCAGCACCATTGTTTACACATGCAACACCCTGATCAGTACCAACTGAAGTGATTGTAGGAGTACTTGATGGAAGAGCAGTCCTACCTTGGAAAGCTACCTTAAATCTTCCAGTATAAGGTATTACATCAGACTTACAACCACACTTACCGGGTACTACTATTTGAATGTACACTGTGATTGGTACAAATACTGTAGTCCCAATCAATACTGAATTGCCAACTTCATACCTTACAGTAGCATTTGGCTGATTATCATTAGCGATGCAAAAAGGTTTACAAAAGCTGGCTTTAAAGGTTATCATCTCAGATAACTGATTTGCTACTGGTGCTTCTGATAGCCCAACTGGGCTCTGGTAAATTTGCAAACGCGGCTGTGACATAATTCTAATGGTTTAAAGGGTTAAACATTAGAAATTACATCCATTTCCACATCCATTGTTGCATCCACATCCGCAACCATTGTTATTACGCTGCTGATACAGCAGGTTAGCAAATGCCTCTGTCTGTTCTTTCTGTGAAAGCTTGAACTTCAAATCCTGGATCTGATTAAGCTGTTCATCTCTCCAGTGAGAATTGATCATGTCCTTGAGACCCTGGTTACCCATTTCAATGGCCTTCAGGATTTCACATTTGTCCTGACCTTGCTGGTATCCAAGCTGAGAGAATCCTCTCTCCATACCAGTGTTGGTACGGTCAAAACCGAACTGCATGTTGTTGATTATATCCTTCTGTCCAAGCTGATTCTCATAGCCCATTTTAATGATAGCCTGCTGTGTCTGGCAGCAGCAGTCCTTAATAGCTGTAAGGATACCCGTATTTCCAAGGTTAACAGCATTGATTACACGTTCAGATGTCAAACCAACCCGACCAGATACTTTATCAATACCTGCACGGACATCACAGATAGCTCCCTGCAATGAATTGAAGTCACAGTTAAGGTTTGAAGCCAACTGATTGATAGCAGCAGCATTACCTTTTACGGCGTCCATAATCAGATTGCTGTTCTGGTTGTCCTGCATCTGAGTGCGGAGTGCCTGCAACTGATTCTGAACTTCGATGTTCTGCTGACCCTGACCATTTGCATCCCAGCCATTTCCGAAGAAACGATTAGCAAACATAAGCCATACGAGATAAACGAATGGGTTGTTCCATTCCTGGTTTGAACCATTTCTCATGAGAGCGGCTGCAGTAAGCATATCATTACCACGGTCACCACAACATACTACTCTATCTACGTCCATATCCATAAAAATAAAAATTTAAAAGTTAAACATTTAGTGAATTAAAATATAATGATCTCTCCGGAGGAAATCAATTTCTAGTTTAAGGGTATTTTAAAAACCTATCTAATCTTACTCTTCAGGGTATTAACTTCGTTTCTTAACCTCTGTATCTCTAATACCAATAGAGATATATAATCTACTGATTTATATCCATCAGCATCTTCTATAACAAGATTCTTAAGTCCAACCTCCTCTAAGTCTTGAGCTATGACGCCATAAGATTTGGTTTTGTTTTTGTCGGATATATAGTTAAATTCAAAAAATTTAACCTTTTTAATTTTGTCAGTATCCTCTACTATTGTAGAGATATTCTCTTTTAGCCTTATATCTGAAGTTTGAGTTACCTTTGTTGCAGTAACTTGACCATTTGAAAGTGATACTTCATTGATCTTTAATACTCCTGAAGAAGATTCAATTATACGGGATGTATAGTCTGCAGAAGATTTATTATAATGGAAGTCAATAAATGGTGTTGCATGATATATTTCAATACCTTCACCCATTAATTCCAAAGGAGCATTGTTTATTCTAAAACCACCGTTAAAGGCTACTGCTCCAGTAACAGTACCACCACTCAATGGTAAATATGTCTTTCTATTGTGAGCAGAATACAAACTACTTAATTGACTTGCTTGAGTTTTTGTCATATAGCCATTTCTTGAAGAAGTGGCATCAAGCATAGTGACTTGAATAGTTTCTACATACCCGGGATCACCAGTAGGATCATCATAGTTATGATACATTGCTACCAAAGGAGAACCGAATAAGAATCCTACCTTATTATTTTCTACTCCTATATCATGACTTAAGGTGTTGTTAGGAGAAGTTACAGATGAAGATTTGTTGAAGTATACCTTCTTAACTATACTCTTATCACCAACTAAATTATCCAGATTTTTCTTATCCTCAGCAGACATGGCACCTGCATTGGAAGTAGTGGCATTAGGAATAACTACTTGTTCTGATGTACATTGAGAAGTATTATAATTATTTCTAATTAAGTCTAGCCTTAAATCACCATTATATTGATTTGGCATGACCCCCAATACTGGGATATAATTTGATGTTCTAGTTCCATACTGGTCTGACCACATCAATTTATATTTATCAAATAATGATTTATCTGAAGTAGACATCAATCCATCTTGTGAACTACTGGCCAAACCTAAATCAGTTATATCAGATTTACTATGAGTATGATCAGCATCTGCTTTCTCATTTAATTTACTCTGTAAACTGCTTATATCAGATTTAGTAGCATAGTTAGACAGATCTTGCTTACTACCATATTTTACACCCTTAAAGAGGATTACACCTGTATCCTTAGCAAAGTATAAACCTCCTGAATGAGAAGAAGAGCTATAAGAGCCCTCCTTCCCCTCAAAGAATTTTAACAAAGCCATATTATACTTCTATTAAAGTTAGAGCAGATTCCAAAGCAGCAACTCTTGTCTGAAGTGAGCTGAGATCCGTCTGCTTGGCATATGTAGCAGTGATCACATTACCACTTGCATCCTGAGTAGCCTTTGTAGCTGATGTTGCAGAAGTAGCATTACCACTAAGATTACCCTTAAAGGTAACAGCTGTAAGAGTTTTCGTAGATGGGTTATAAGTAATACCGTTACCTTTCTGTACGCCCTTAGTTTCCTGTTCGGTATTACCAGCAGTACCGGCCAACAATACGTTATATTCACCGTTAGCAACATTTACTGCATTCTGAAGAACATTCTGGTCAGTCCAAGGTACAGAAACATAAGCCTTCTCACTGTTAAGTTTAACGGCATAGTTCTTACCATTTTCGGCATATCCGATCTGTATACCTCCTCGAACACCAGAAGCAGCCAATGGCAAAGAATAGTTATTGAGACTTTCTAACTTGGCCTTATCCTCTTTAGACATAAGACCTGCAGCTGCAGTAGAAGCCAGTGTCAGTGTTACAACTTTATTTGTACCAGAAAGTGTGTGGAAAGTCAATGTAGCATTGTTTGTACCTGCAGCCCAGTTAATGTTAGTTCCAAGAGCCTCAGTCTTCTTAGCATAAGTAGCATCAATGTTAAGACCTTCAAGAGCTGATACTTTGCCCTTGAGAGAAGCAATGTCTGTGGCATTCTGTTTACCCTTAGATCCCTCATAAGCAGTACCACTGGTTTCACCGAGAGCCAAACTAGCTGATATCTCTACTAGAGATTTTCCATCCCAGCGATATAGGATATTGGTTCTTGAAGAACTACCCGTAGCATCTGTTAGACGGAAGTTGTAGATGGTATCCTCTTTAGGATCTGTACCTCCATCCCAACTGTCCTCCAGTCTCTCATAGATTTTCTTGGTATCTATAACATAGTAACGATCACCTTCTGATACACCATCTGATGGTAGATTAGTGCTACTAGCTACGGCTTTCTCAATACCGAATACTCTAGCCATCTGACCATCAAGCTGAGATACAGGAATTTTGCCACGTTCATCCAAAGTAGCAACACCATTGGCAACTCCCATCTCACTACGTTTAACCTGAGCATCATTTGTAACATTTGAAAGCCCGACATCTCCTTTTGCCAATGTAGGGTTAGAACTGATTTTCTTACCATTGATGGTATACCCATCCACTGTACTCTTTACAGCATTGATAGCCTGCTGCTGAGCAGTAGATACCGGCTTGTTAGCATCAGATGTATTGTCCACATTACCAAGACCAACCATTGACTTGTTAAGTGTGATAGTAGTACTCTCAGAACCATCAGTATAAGTGATAGTCATAGTAGTACCACTGATATCTACACTCTTAACTGCCTTAAAGGACGTAGACATGCCATAGGTTATACCCTGGAATATGATTTCATGTGTATCAGTGGCAAAGTATACACCATACGGATAAGTGTCCTGTACATAAGAAGATTTCTTACCTACGATAAAATTAATAAGCGCCATAAAAATTTAAGTTTTTAAGTTAATAAATTAAATTACGAACTGTATAGTTATTGAACCATATAAATCGGTTTTAACCTTTGCTAAGTCACTCTGTATTGCTTCTATAGAACTAGTGTTATTATCTATCTTAGATCCTAACTCTAATTCCATATTAGCATCAGCATCTTTACGATCTTGTATCTCCTTTGCTAAAGCTGTATCAATATCGTTAAGCCTACCCTCTATACCAGTTACTTTATCATTGAACCTAGATTGTAGCTCTTCTCTAGCCTTTACCTCATCATCAAGATCGCTCCTTAGAGTACTAGTAGTATCTTCTAGGGCAGATACTCTTTTTTCTAGATCCTCGGAATCAGTAGTTAAGCTATCCAAAGTTTCCTTAATAGTATCAACCCTACTCTGTAATCCTTGGATAAGTTCAAGATTATGTTGTATATTAGCAGTATTGGTATTTATCAGATCTCTCTGTGAATCTATTCTATCACTTAAAGCTTTATCTGCACTGCTAAGTGTAGTATTAATATTATCTATAAGTGTCGTTAGAGATTCTCTAAGAGAATTTATTTCAGTAGATATCTTACTATCAAGTTCTTTATCTGCAAATTCTCTAGCAGATTTCTCACCATCGATATTAGATTGTAATTGTTCAACTTGATTATCTACCTTGAGATCCAACTCTTCCCTAGATTCTATCTCGGCATTTAACTGCTCGGTTATAGCGGCTAATCTCTTGGTTATAGTAGTAGCAAAGTTTGGATCATCACCCAAAGCTTTGGCTATCTCTTCAAGAGTATCAAGTACTTCTGGAGCAGATCCAATGATTTTCTCGATAGCAGCATTTACTTGTTCTTCAGTCTGATAATCCATATCATTCTCTAACTGAGACAATTTGGTTATCAGTTTAGCTCCATCTTCTATGTTATTAAGCTTTTCTAATAGCTCATCAGTAAAATCATTTTCTGATAAACCCTTACCTGGCTCTTTGTCTACCTTAT